TGCCTGCAATTTGTCTATAATGATGCTTTGTTATAAAGGAGGGCGCATTATGGCTAAAAACGTTGAGCCAGCAGTAAAGGCTTGCAATTTTAAAAAACTATATAATAAGCAATATGGCGATATAGCAAAAATGACAAAGGCGCACAAATACACGCCGGAACAGGCATTTGATCTTGCTGTTCGTTACTTTACGTGGGCCGAGGAAAATCATATACAGGCTGCAGAAACGGCATCCTTTCAGGGTAATGTATACGAAAGCAAGATTCACAAGCCGCGAGTGTTCACCTTAAACGGATTCCGATTATTCGCTGGCCTTTCTGCTTCCGTACTTGAAAAATGGCGACGTGAGCCAGGATTCAGCGAGGTTATGGACTTTATCGACGGCGTTGTTTATGAGCAAAAATTCCAGCTTGCCGCAAACAATATTGTTAACGCCGGATTCATTGGTAAGGAGATCGGCATTGAAAAGCCAGCTACCGTTACCATTGAGAATAACACAAGCGCCAGCGTTGACGCTGTAACGGCGGAGGAAGTCAAAGAGGCGGTAATTGACATTCTGGAGAAGATATAATGCTGATTTGGGAAGACTTAACAGCGGCGCAAAAACGCGCCATTAAGGAAATGAGCGAATATTCATTCGAAAAGATGATCCGCATTTGGTTTCAACTTCTCCAGGGGCAAAGGTTCTTAGGAAACTGGCATTTCAGTTACCTATGCAGCGAAGTTGAAAAAATCATCAAAGGCGAGTCACAGAATGTAATTTTCAACATAACACCAGGCAGTGGTAAAACAGAGATATTCTCGATCCACATGTCACCTTATGCGTCATTGAAAAGTAAGAAGGTGCGAAATCTTAATCTTTCGTTTAGTGATGGCCTTGTCCAGCAGAATAGCAACCGAATTAAGGAGATTATTGGCTCTCCAGAATGGCAGGAGCTATGGCCAGGAAAGCTGGCAAAGGCGAGCGCAAAGGATTTGATTGTAACCGATGGCGGCAAGGTTAAGTTACAAGTTAACTCGCGTTCTATCGGTGGTCAGGTTACTGGTCTGCGTGGCGGCTACATGGACGATGGATTTACTGGTATGCTGGTTCTTGATGATCCAGACAAACCGGACGATATGCTTTCTAAGGTGAAGCGCGAAGCCGGACACATGCGCCTAAAGAACACGGTGCGATCACGTCGAATGAAGGACACAACGCCGATTGTAATGGTCCAGCAACGTCTACACGTCAATGATTCAACATGGTTCATGACAAACGGCGGCATGGGCGGCATCCAGTTTAAAGTAGTTAGCATTCCGGCGCTCGTTACTAAGGAATATCGCGAAACGCTTCCTGATTGGTTAAAGCCTGAATTTGATCGCGATGTTTTATCCAGTAAGCCAGTAATGATTGATGGTGTTGCTCATTATTCATTCTGGCCTGCTAAGGAAAGCGCGGAGGAATTACTTGCACTTCGAAATGCTGATCCGTACACGTTCGCTAGTCAGTATCAGCAACAGCCTGTTGCGCTTGGCGGTAACGTGTTTAAAACGGAGTGGTTTCAGTATTACGGCAGCAGCGAGAAATGCACGCTACCAAAACCGGATCGCTTTGAATATACATTTATCACGGTTGATACCGCGCAGAAAACAGGTGAGCTTAACGACTACTCCGTGATCTGTTATTGGGGGATGTATAAAGATCGCGTTTACTTCATTGATGGTGTTCGCGGAAAATGGGAAGCGCCTGACCTTGAGACGAATTTTGTTGCATTTGTTAATCAGTGCTGGAAGCGCAATAAAGAATGCGGAACGTTGCGAAGGATTCATGTTGAAGATAAGTCATCTGGCACTGGCTTGATTCAGAGCGCAGCGAAAAAAATTATGATCAAGATCAATCCTGTTCAGCGAGATAAAGATAAGGTTACGCGAGCAATGGACGCAGCGCCAGTAATGCGCGCCGGACGCGTGGCACTTCCAGAATATCATCCTATGCTGGCTGAGATACTCGCTGAAGTTGCGGCGTTCACATTCGATGATTCGCATCCTCATGATGATATTGTTGATAACATCATTGATGCGGTTAACATTGAAATGAACATGGCAGATGATCCGGTAGGAAGAATGAAAAAATTGGCAGGTTTGCGGAACAAATAGCACGAATCGACAAACCAATATATAATCAAAGGCTGGTAAATCCAGCCTTTTTTATTGGAGGAAAGATAATGAGTAAATCACGAATCGTTAAGGCTGACGGCTATAATGAGATCTTTAAAGGCGAGAATTGCAAATCGCGAGCAGAGCAACCATTCTACATGCAATCAATGCCATACAAGACGCTTGCTGACTTTTACGAAAAAGATGGCCTGGCAAAAAGGGTTATTGACGTAGTACCAGAGGAAATGGTTTCCCCTGGCTTTACTATTGACGGCGTGGCAGACGAGGCAGCATTCCGTTCTTTGTGGGATGAGAAGCGACTCAATGCAAAAATTATTGATGCGCTTTGTTGGTCGCGTTTGTTTGGTGGATCTGCAATCATTGCTCTTGTTCAGGATGGGCGAGCGCTCAAATCACCTGTAAAGCCTGGAGCTATCCTGGAAGATGTGCGCGTTTATGATCGTTATCAGATTCGCGTTGAAGCGCGCGAAACTAATCCCCGCAAGGTTCGCTATGGTGAGCCAGTGCTTTACACTGTAACGCCTGGTGGAGACTTGCCGGAATACCAAGTTCACTACACGCGAGTTTGCATTATCGATGGTGAGCGGATACCTAACGCAAAGCGACGCAGCAATGATGGCTGGGGTGAGTCAGTTCTTAACAAGCGACTTGTTGAGGCTATTGTTGATTATAACTATTGTGAAACATTAGCAACGCAATTATTGCGGCGGAAGCAACAGGCGGTATGGAAGGCTAAAGGACTCGCTGACTTGTGCGATGATGAGGAAGGTGTTAGCGCGGCACGCCTGAGACTTGCGCAGGTTGACGATGAGGGCGGAGTAGGCAAGGCAATTGGTATTGATGCAGAAGATGAAGAATATGATGTTCTTAACTCTGACATTAGCGGCGTTGATTCTTTTCTGGAAAAGAAAATGGATCGCATCGTTTCCCTTTCAGGTATTCATGAAATCATCCTGAAAAATAAAAACGTTGGCGGCGTTAGCGCAAGCCAAAACACGGCGCTTGAAACATTCTATAAGCTGATTGAACGAAAACGCGTCGAGGATTACAAGCCAATCCTTGAATTTCTATTGCCGTTCATCATTAGTGAGCAGGAGTGGAGTGTTAAGTTTTCACCTTTGAACGTACCTAGCGATAAGGATCAGGCTGAAATTCTGAATAAGAATATCGACTCAATCAGCAAGGCTATTGATGGTCAGTTCCTTGATGTTGAAGAAGCGCGAGACACGTTGCGAGCAATCGCCCCAAGCGTTAAACTAAAGGACACTAATAAAATCAAGCTGCCGGATCCAACGGAGCCGGAGCCAGGCACACAGGGGAATGAGTAATGAAAGTGAAGGGCGTCGTTAAACAATGGCGCTTTCCTGAAGCAAGCGAGCGGCAACTTAGCCGCTCAATTCAGGAGGCAATCAGAGATCTTGTAATTCTCATGCGCAAGCGAACAAAAGCGATGAAGTTTGACGCAACAGATAATGAGATCAACAGCGCAGAAGATGAAATTAACAGCCTGGCAACTGACCTTATAGCTGGCATTGTTTCCACTCTTCCTGCAATCGCGTTGACCATCTATAAGTTCAATGCGAAGCAGTTCATAAATGTTGCCAAGTCAACAGGCGGAAAGGATAATACGGCGGTAATTGTTTTGATCGCGGTTGGCGCTAACGCTAACGAGGAGTGGTATAAGACGCTTTACGGTCAATGGCACGGCCTTACAGAATCATCGCTAAGGAAGCTATTCACAAATATTGTGTCTGACTGGTCAACAAACATTCGCAATGCAAACTTTCGCGGAAGCAATGATAAACAGGTTAATGATCTTGCAGAAAAGAGATTTGCTGTTTATAGCTCTTGGGGTAAAACGAGATCAGAAAACATTATCGGAGCGTGGAATAGTCGCCTGATGCGCCAGCGCCTTTATGATGCTAAGGTGACTCATTATTTCTGGCATGGGATGTTAGATGATAGAGAGCGATTGCAGCATGTGTTATGGGAAGGTAAAAGAATAGCGCTTGATGCAATTCATGATTTCCCTGGTGAGCCGTGGGGTTGCCGTTGCTGGGCGATTCCAGATTGGAATAATAAAGGAGAGTAATTAATGAAGGCAAAACAAAGATTTGATAGCGTTCAGGTTAAGGCGCATTTTGATGATAATGGTTTTTTAGTGGATCGCCCAATTGTGGCGCGAATTGGTTTGCAGGAGTACCGCACACCATACGGAATAAGACGAGAGTTCCGACCAGCCTCAGAGGTGTTTAAGGCTGATTCGCTTGCTACGTTCGCAGGCAAGCCGATCACTATCGGTCACGTCACAGTAACGCCAGATAATGCGGATCAGGTTGTTGTTGGTTCATGCGCTGGCGCTGGTGTTCCAAATGGGATTGGCGTTGAAGTTCCGTTAAGCATTTACTCAAAGCGAGCAATTGAGAGCGCAAAAAAGAAAGACACAGCGGAAATTTCAGTTGGTTACACATCGGTTGATATTGACAAGCCAGGCTGGGGTAATAATAAAACCGGTGATTACTTGTTTGAGGAAGACCTAAAGGAAGACTGGAAGCCTGATTCTCCTGATTGGGTTAAATTTGACGCCATTCAGACGAATATCCGCGTTAATCACATTGCACTTGTCTTTCGTGGTCGTGCTGGCATTGCCAAATTAAATCTTGATAGCGAACAGGATTTTCCGTATAGTGACGAGGTTCCAAATGACAAAGGAGATGAGGAAATGACAGTAAAAATCAAACTTGATGGCGCGGTAGAATTTGATGTTCCAAAGGCCGTTGCTGATCATATTGAGGCGTTAAAGGCAGATGCAAAAGCTGCAACCGAAAAAGCTGATGGCCTTGAGGCAGAGCGCGACGCCCTGAAAACTAAAGTCGATGGCATTCCGGCGCAGATTGCAGAAGCTGTTAAGAAGGCAAAGACTGACGCAGAAGAACATGCCAAGCTGGTTGCAGATGCAACTGAAATTGGCATCAAGTGTGACGGCTTGGACGCTAAAGCGATCAAGGTTGCTTACGTCAAAGAAGTCACTGGCGCTGATATTTCAGAAAAAGCCGATGCATATATTGAAACAGCTTTTGACCTTGCGAAGCAGTCTGATAAAATGGCGGCGCAGCGTAAATCTGTCAAGGGCGATTCTTTCGAATCTGGCAAGAGTGAAAAAACCGACTCCCTTGATCCGACTGCGCGTTTGAAAAAACTTAAATAAGGAGAAATAAACATGGCTACAATTGGAGCAAGTTATTTTGCTGTAATGTCTCGTGCGTTACCTGGTCAGGTTTCTGATACTTCAGCTTATAATATTGATGGCGCTTGTGTTCTTGAGAATGCGGCAGGCAACCAGAACAAAAACATTTTTGTTGGTGTTGCAGTCCAGCATGGCGGCGTTGATGCTATGGGCAATAAGCTAATTAAGCCGATGGCGGCAAGCGGCAAGGCTTACGGTGTTGCAATTCGATCCCACTTCCAGACGACTTCGGCTGACGGTAGAATGATTTATGAATCTGGCAGCGGAATCAACGTAATGACTGAGGGGCGTGTTTGGATGTTGGCTAAAGACGCTTCCGCGCCAGCGTTCGGCGCTACAATCAAACTTTCTGATGATGGTCAGGTTGACACCGCGTCTGGCACTATCGAAACCAACTGGATCGCGACTGGTGATTTCACCGAGTTTCAAGGCTTGAAGCTGGTAGAGGTTCAGGTGCAAAAAGTTCCGGCAGTTTCAGCAGGTTAATAAATATGGCGCTCACTGAGCGCCTTTTTTATATTTGGAGTTTCTCATGAGTGATTATTCAGTCATTGTTGGCGTTGAGTCGCCAGGGTGCATGGTCGATTCTTCAATAATGGTGATTAACGGATCTTTCGTGTGCGGAGATGAATTTATTGCGCCAGGTAAGATTGTTCGACTATCACATATAACAAATGGATACAAAATAGCCAGTATTAATGGGGATCTTGTTATTGGCGTGGCAGTAAGGCCGCTGGACTCGTGCATATATGAGGATGGTGATCCAATTAGTGTTGTTAGTCGAGGTATTGTTTGGTGCTTAACTTCTGAGAGCGAAGCGCCAGAATATGGAGATAAAGTATTTGTAACGCAAGATGGAGATGCGGCATACAGTGAAGGCGACTTACTGAGCGGTTGGATCTTTACTGGCGAACATGTAAAGGTTGATCATGATTCATATATTGTCGGGGTAAGCATTGACTCATAACACAAAATTAGGTTGCACGTTTAACAAAAAATGCTATCATTGGTCCGTTACATACTAACGACCTTTATATATGGAGGAAGAAAATGGAAAAAGAAAAATTTGATCAGCTAGATGCGGATATTGTTTCTAGCTATCTGGCTACTCGCGGCGTTAAGGGTGATGCTTCTGATATGGGTATCTGGACGGCGCAAGAGCTTCACAAGATCCGCTCAACTGCTTACGAGAAAGAGTATCCGGCAGGTTCAGCGCTTCGTGTGTTCCCTGTAACTAATGAGCTTTCTGATACTGATAAGACTTTTGAATATCAGATGTTTGACAGGGTTGGTTACGCAAAAATTATCGCTGATTACACCGACGATCTGCCAACTGTTGACGCTTTAATGTCAAGCGAGTTTGGCAAGGTGTTCCGCCTGGGTAACGCGTTCTTGATCTCCATTGACGAAATCAAGGCTGGTCAGCGCACTGGTAAGAGCCTTTCGACTCGCAAGGCAAACGCAGCGCAAAACGCTCATGATCAGGAAGTTAACCGCCTGGTGTTTAAGGGTTCAAAGCCGCATAAGATTCTTTCGGTGTTTGAACATCCTAACCTGACAAAGATCGTGTCAACTGGCTGGTTAAGTGCTGATGAAAACACTAAGTTCCCGCAGGCAGCATCTGATGAACTGGAAAAGGCTATTGAAACCATTCAGACCATCACCAATGGTCAGCACCGCGCAACCAATATCCTGATTCCGCCGTCTATGCGCAAGGTTCTTTCTGTTCGAATGGAAAACACCACTGAAAGTTATCTGGAATACTTCCAGAAACAAAACAGCGGAATAACCTTCGACTCAATCGCAGAGCTTGAGGATATTGATGGCACTGGAACGAAAGGTTGCCTGGTATATGAGAAAGACCCGATGAACATGTCTATCGAAATTCCAGAAGCATTTAACATGCTTCCGGCGCAACCAAAAGATCTGCATTTCAAAGTTCCGTGCACTTCAAAATGCACTGGCCTGACGATTTACCGTCCGTTTACGCTAGTGCTTATTACTGGCTTGAAAAAAACAGGTTAATCGTATAGCATTGGGGAATCCTTAACTGGATTCCCTTTTTTATTGGAGGTTATGAAATGGCTAAAGAAAAAACTGTAACGCTAAAGGTTTCCGGCGTGTGCCTTATCATTGTTGATGGTGAGCATTATCACCCAGGAAAAGAGTTTGACGTAGAAGAATCAAAATTGAAAACAAGCGCGTTTGAATATCTAATTGCAAAAGGCGATCTGGAGGTTAAAGATAACTCCGCATTGAACGAAGAAATCAAACAGAGCGCAGCAAGCAAACGTAAAAAAGACCCGCGAGAGGGCAAGAGCAAAGCCGAACTTGAAGACGGCGGCATCTATTAATAAAGAGGGCGCTATAAGCGCCCTTTGTCATATCTGGAGGAAACACAATGGTTGATGAATTTTTCACTGACGCAGAAATCACGCAGCAAATCGTGAAATTGGCGCCACCGATGAAGCAGATTGATCCAGATTTAATGGCGGCATGGATTGATCTTGCAAAGGAATTTGTTTGCAAGAAGCGGTTTAAAGAATCATATCCCAAAGCGGTTGCTCTTTATACGTTGCACCTTATGACGCTTGACGGAGCAATGAAGCAAGAAGGGGAAAGCGTAGAAAGTTACTCGCGGCGAGTTGCATCATTTTCCCTGACTGGTGAATTTAGCCAGACTTTTGATCGAGTGTCAGGCGACTCTGGCGGAAAAGAGATTAGACAAACTCCCTGGGGAAAAATGTATGAAACGCTAAATCGTAAGAAAGGCGGTGGATTTGGCCTTGTGACTGGATTTCGGAGACGTTGCAAATGAACTATAACGAGATCGCAAGAATGGCAACTGAAGGAATAAACTTCTTCAGTGATGACAACGGTGAGTTTAAGTGCATAACGCAGCGTGGAAGCGTTGAAATCATCGGAGGCGAAGAAGTAGAAAAGCCAGAGATCAGTGTAATGATTAAAGGTTTAATTCGCTCCCCAAAATTCCGCGAGGTTGACGGAGAGACAATACGAGTAACCGATAAGTTGGGAGTTTTTAACAATAAAGTTGAAATTAAGAACGGGTATCATATTGATGTTGATGGTGAATTATATGTTGTAGTTGAAGCAAGACCAATCAGACAAACTAATGTCACTGTTGCTTATCGGCCTATTTTGAGAAGGATTTCCGTACATGGCTAAAAACTACACGATAAGGGAATTTCACGGCAACATTGATGCGTGGATAAACGCCGTTGATAGTGGACTAAAAGATTGCGTGGAGTTGTTCGCCGAAAAAGTACACACAGATTTGGTTAAGCGTTCTCCGGTAGATACTGGTCGTTACCGTGCAAACTGGCAGGTAACAGCAAACAAGCCGCCATTGTATGCGCTTAATCAGTACGATAAGCACGGCGACAAAACGATAGCGGAAGGCAAGCGCGCCATATACGCAATATTGAGAGGTGGCGGCGCAGTAAGGGCCATTTATTTTTCAAATATGCTTATTTACGCTAACGCGCTTGAGTACGGTCATTCAAAACAAGCGCCAGCGGGTGTGCTTGGGATTGTCGCGGTTAAGTTGAGATCTTATATGGCTGAAGCAATAAAAGAGTCGAGGGCTAAAAATGCACTATGAATTAATGCTATCAGCGCGTAAGGCGCTGGCGACTGAATACGAGAGCAGATTCAAGATCGCTTATGAAAACGTAGAGTTTACGCCACCTGGTGACGGTTCGCCGTGGTTGAAGTTTGACTATGCCGAAGTTGATACAGAATACTTGTCATTGGATCGAAAATGCGTTTCCTATATCGGAATGATTCAGGTTGGCATTGTGTTTCCACCAGGTTACGGAACTGACAGGCCGCGCGTTCTCGCTAAAGAGATTGCGCAATTCTTTTACGATGGTAAAATGTTGGAGCATGGTTATATATATGAGGGTGCAAGAGTTCACAAGCCGCTCAAGAGTGAAAGCGGTTGGCTTCTCCCTGTAAGATTTTATGTTCGAATTGAAACAAAGGAGTAAAATTATGCATTTACCAAATGGATCGCAAATTTTCGTTGAGAGCAATCGCGGCAGCGAAATCCAAGCAACGGCAGTATCAAACGCTAAAGATCCTGTATTCACCGTTGCATCTGGCGGCACTTCGTACAAGAAAGGTGATTATGTTATCATCACTGCGTCTTCTTGGGGTAAGCTGATTGATCGTGTTATGCGTGTAAAGGCTAACGGCGAAGAAACAAGCGTGACTCTTGAAGGTGTAGATACTACTGATCAGAACGTTTTCCCGTCTGGCGGTACTGCATCTTTTGCAAAAATTGATGCATGGACTGAGATTCCTTGCGTTCAAGATTTGTCGCAGGACGGCGGCGAACAGCAATACTACACTTATCAGTGTTTGGCAGACGATCAAGAACAGCAGTTACCTACATATAAGAGCGCCGTTTCTCTTACCTACACTTTTGCGCACGAATACGATAACGCGATCTATCCGCTATTGCGTTCAGCAGATGAATCAGGAGAAGTAACCGCTCTTCGCATGTATGTACCAAAAGCAAAAGAGATGCGTTGCTGGGCTGGTGTGCTTTCGTTTAACGAGATCCCACAAACGACCGTTAACGAAATGGAAACTGTTTCCCTTTCTGTATCCCTGAAAGGTCGATTCACCTTCCTACCTTCTCAAGTAGCATAATCACAAGGGGCGTTGCGCCCCTTTTTTTGTTACTGTACAATCATGATACACGATTCATAATCAATTCTTTTAACAAAAAGTGCTATCAAGGAGAAAGAAATGTCAAAAATGAAATTGACGATTGGGCCGCTTCCTGACTTTAAATTACCAGTGGAATTTGCAATGCCTAACGGAGAAGATCAAACAATTATCTTCACAGTTCGCCACCGCAAAACAAGTGAGATTCACGAGCGCTACACGTCAGATACTCCAATGAGCGATGTTGAAATGATCACCTTCCTTGCTTCTGGTTGGAATCTTGATGATGAATTTAACGAAGAAAATATTAAACGGCTTCTTGATTACTACCCAGCAACAGCAATCGGATTAACTAGCGCATACATGAAAGCGCTTGCGGGGCAGCGAGTAAAAAACTAAAAAGGGCGGTTTACCTGTTTTATCAGAAACCGCCGACAGATGCAGAGCTTGAGGCTGTTGGCCTTACAAGGGCAGACTATGAAGGAGAAGATCCGCCAGAGGTTATATTTGATGAAAGCATGATGCAATCATGGGATATATTTTGCGCAATGCAAACGCAATGGAGATGTTCAGGCGGTGGTGCTTACGGATTTGATTATAATGTCTTGCCTATGCTTTTTGAGATTTACAAGGTTGAGGATCGCGAGATGGCGCTAAACGACTTGCGAATCATGGAGCAAAAAGCACTTGAAATGATGCATTCAAAATAAGCGCCTACGGGCGCTTTTTTATTACCTGGAGGATTAATAATGTCAGAACAATACGCAGGCTTGACGCTTGGGGTTGACGTTTCTCAACTCAACAATGCTGTAAAGTCTTTGCAGCAATTCAAGAAGGCAAACGACGACGCAAAGGGAAGCGTTGAGGGTTTTGTTGATTCAGAGGTTGTTGCAAGACAAAGAGCCAAACAACTGGCTGAGGAATTGGCAAAGCAGAAGCAAGAATTTAAAGCAATTCAGTCGGCAATAGATCCAACAGCCAGCAAGATGGATAAGTTGCGCCAGGCTGCGACACAGCTTGATGCACTATGGAAAAAAGGAATTGTACCGGATGATACATTCTTTGAATTAGGTTCAATTCTTGAGACGCAGCAAAACAAGCTGATCGCAACGAAAAAGGCGCTAACAGAAGAAGGCCGAGCGGCGCTTGAGGAAGCAAAGAATAAAGCCAGGGCAGAGGCTGAGGCCAGAAAGTTCATTGCGGCATTACAGGCACAAGCAGACGCAGCAGAAAAGACAAAATCAGAACTTGTTGAAATGAGAGCTGCACAACTTGGAGTTAGTGCAGAGGCAGCGCCATTTATTGCAAAAATGAAGGAGCAGGAAAAACAAGCCTCAAAACTTGGCGTTTCTATGGGGCAGTATAAGCAAGCAATGGCGCAATTACCAATGCAGATCACTGACGTTGTTACTTCTCTTGCTTCAGGAATGCCAGTGTGGATGGTCGCAATCCAGCAGGGTGGACAGATCAAGGACTCATTCGGTGGTGTTGCGAATACGTTCAAAGCACTAATGACATTTGTCACGCCGTTAAGTGTAGGAATGACGGCGCTGACTGGTGCTCTTGGTTATGCTGCATATAATGCATACAAAGCAAATGCGCAACTGAAGGAGATCACAAAAACCGTTCAGGAGGCTACTGGTCTTTCTGGTGAGTTTGCGGAGCGGATTGCAACGGGAATCCAGGCGCTATCTGACAAGACAGGTGAGAGCGCCGATAATCTGGCAAAGGCTTACATAAGCACTAAGGATGGAGCAAGCGAGGCCATACAAAAACTCGTCGATGTTGGATTTACCTATGACGAAGCAAAGGCAAAAGTAAACGAATACAAAAAAGCATCAAGTTTTGTAAGTCTTAACAATGAAATTGCCGATCACAAAAACAAAGTTCTTGAGCTTGGCGATTCATGGTATGCGGTCTTAAAAGCAAAACGTGATTATGCTTCACCGTCAGGCGGGCTGTTGGGGAAAGAGCTTGGTTATGTGAATCCAATGCTGCAATTTGCGAAGAACACCTATGAGGATATAGGAAAGATCGTAAAAGATGCGAATAAGGATATGGCGGAACGAGCAGCACGCATAGACAGGGAAAACCTTTCATTAAACAGAGTGCGAGCGGCGCAAGAGGCTTTAAACAAAGCCATAGAGGATCAGAAGAACGTAGCAAGGACAGCAGACGAAGAGTTGAAAAAACGAGCAGCTGAGAACGTGGAGTTCAGGCGAAAAGAGCTTGAAGAGGCGAAAAAGGCGCAGCAGCAAAAGGAGAAAGTTGGTGGAGTTGTAAAAGCACCAACAGAGCAGCTTGATAAGGAGCTATATGTTCTCAAGGCGCAACTTGAAACGCTGAAAGAGCACCGAACTGTAAATGATGTTATTTCACGCCAGAGGCAATCTTTGTGGAGTATTGAAAAGCAGATCCAGATCCTTGAGGAAGCGCAAAGCAAACGCAAGCTGACAAAAGCGGAACAGGCGTTACTAAACGAGCAAAAAGCAGTTATTGCTATGGCAAAAGAAAAGGCAGAGATAGGCGATCAGATTGTTTTGCAACAGAGAAAGAACAAGCAATACCAGGAAGGGCTTAAATTCATTCAGCAAACATCAGATGCTATTGACGCTATGAACTTGCGACAGTCTGGAGCTACAGATCTGCAAATCCAGCGAGAGCTTGAGTTGAAGAAGTTGCGAACTGATTATGTTGCTGGCGGAGGTAGTATCGACGATGAAATTTATCAGCAGATGGAAGCAAAGCTGAAGGAGTATTACGCCACTGAAGATCAGCTTAGAAATAACTGGATTGCAGGAGCAAAAAACGCTTGGGAGGTTTACGGACAAGATGCAATGGATATGTACGGCAACGTGCAAGATATTGCAAGCGAGGCGCTCAATGGTCTAACCAATCAAATGGCTACATTCCTTGCAACAGGTAAGGCAAATTTTAAGAGCTTCGCAACGTCAATCATCCAAATGATTATTCAGATGATCACAAAGATGGTTATCTTTAATGCCATATCTGGTGCGATTGGCGGTGACACTTGGACGATTGGGAGCCTTCTTAAAAATGTTGGGTTTGCAACTGGTGGATACACTGGCGACGGCGGGAAGTATGAGCCAGCAGGTGTTGTCCATAAAGGCGAGTTTGTCATGACGAAGGAGGCCACGAAGCGGATCGGAGTTGGAAACCTTTACAAAATGATGCGCGGTTATGCAAATGGCGGCGTTGTTGGCGGAACTTCATACACTGGCGGCGGCGTTTCATCTGGAGCAACAAATCTTAATATTGGCGGGATCAGCGTTGATATTAACAACGGAAGCGATCCGAAAGGGTTGGAGACTGGTGTAAAAATGATTTTCACTGATATGATTAAGCGTTCCTGTACGCAGGGTGGGGAAGTTTACGAATTTGTTATGTCTAAGCGGGGGTGATAGTGAAACTTGAGCAATTCAAATGGTGCACGCAAACGCAAGGAGGCGGCGGCACTATGACCACATCAAATAACGACAGGGAAATCTCATTTGGCAATGGTTACACGCAGGTTGCTTCAGGAGGGTTTAACACGGTACGCAGGGAGTTTTCTATTGTCTATGTTGGCAAGGATTACAGAGACGTTGTTGACTTCCTGAATGGGCACAGGCTGAAGCCGTTTTTATGGTTTATGCCTGATGGTCAACCTGGTCTGTTCAGGGTAAAATCTGGTAGCGTTGGATTAACTCCAATATCAGCAACCGTTCAGGAAGTGAAAGCAACATTTATTGAGCAATTTACATCAATGCAATAATTCAAGCCGCCTTTGTGCGGCTTTTTTATTGATGATACAATGTACGAAAGGAGGTGCAGTTATGGCTAATGAAACAACAGGTCGCGCGGATCTTGAAAATTGTCTGCAAAGCCTTTACCCTGGCGAGATTATCACGCTAATTGAAATTGACGGAACAAAGTTTGGCGCAAACATTTACCGCATACACAATGAGAACATCTCATACACTGCGGAAGAATTATTGCAGGCGCGAGAAACTGGAGTTCTTCCGCCGAAAGAGATTACATTCCGTGGTGAGGTTTACGGCGCGCGCCCGTTCGGAATATCAGGTATCAACTTCACAAGCAACGGAAAGGCTGATAAGCCACAATTGATACTGTCAAACCTTGACAGCCAGGTGAGCGCGATGATTCGCAACTTTAACGGCATGATGCAAGCTAAGGTTACAATCTGGATCACGCCAGCAGAATTAATGGGTAAAGATGGCAGCATTAAAGATGGCGCTTCAAGAAAGCTGGTTTATTACATTGAGCGCCCAAGCCATTACAATAGAATGATGGCAAAGTTTGATCTGACATCGCCTTATGATATGGATGGAATAATGATTCCTCCGCGAATAACTCAAAGCGTTTGTTATTGGGCGCAGCGTGGATGGTATCGAAGCGGAAATGGTTGCGGATACAATGGATCGCGAATGTTTGACAAAGACAACAATCCTGTAACCGATCCATCTCAAGACTTTTGCGCCGGAACTGTAACAGCGTGCAAACTTCGTTTTGGTGCAGATCAGCAGCTTGATTTTGGCGGTGCGCCAGTAGCAAGCCTGTTAAGGAGAAATCAGTGATGATTAGTGCAAAAATAAAACTTGAAATAATGCAGCACGTAAAAGATGAATACCCGCGCGAGGCGTGCGGTGTTATCACTCAAAAATCACGCGTGCAAAAATACCGCCGCATAACCAACGTACATGATGATCCTGAAAATCATTTTGAGATGGACGCAATTGAATACGTTGAAGCGTGCGAAAGTGGCGAGCTTATTGCTGTTGTGCATAGCCACACTGGAGACGGGGCGAGTACAATTCCAAGCGCCCATGATACATGCATGTGTGATGAAATGGGTGTTTCATGGGTTATTGTGTCATGGCCCGAAGGTGATATGAGAATCATTGAGCCTGAATCTCGTCCTCTGATTGGTCGCCCATGGTCGCTTGGGGCGTATGATTGCTGGGGGCTTATTATGGCATGGCATAAGCAACATGGCGTTATCCTGAATGACTTCAGGAAACCATATGAATGGTGGAAGCCTGAGCACGGTGAAAATCTTTATCAAGAAAATTATCTGAAAGAGGGTTTTATTGAAACAGGAGAGCCGCCAAAACCTGGTGATATGGTTATCTTTCAGCTTTCCGCGCCAGTGTGGAATCATGCAGGCATTTATCTTGGCAACAATCAGTTGCTTCATCATGCCTTTGGCAAGTTGTCAAGGGTTGATCTGTATTCTGGATGGTATCAGGAACATGCAAAAATGGTTTGTAGACATAAGGATCTAAAATATGACTTTGAAGGTAATTAAATTATCTGGATCTTTAGGCCGAAGATTTGGAGTATTTCATAAGCTGGCTGTTGATTCATACCCCGAAGCAATACGCGCACTATCTTCGCAGGTGGAAGGATTCAAGGACTACATGCAAAGCGAAGTGGGATCGAGAATGCGTTACGCTGTATTTGTTGACGGTAAGAATGTAGGGCAGAACGATGAAAAAGCGTGGCAATGTGCAAAGGAAGTGAGGATTATTCCAATCCCAACAGGTTCAAAGTCTGGCGGGTTGTTTCAGGTTGTTCTTGGCGCGGTTATTATGGCTACTGCATTTTTCACTGGCGGCTCCTCACTTGCTTTGATGGGCGCTTTTGCATCGTCTGCTTTCATGATGGGTGGTGCTATGGTGCTGGGTGGTGTAATGCAAATGATTTCACCACAGCAAGGCGGGTCGCGGTTATCATCCCAATCAGCAGAGAATAAGCCGTCTTACGCTTTTGGCGGTGCAGTTAACACAACGGCGGCAGGATACCCAATACCATTGCCATACGGTCAAAGGACCGTCGGCGGAGCTATATGGTCGGCTGGGAGTTATGCAGAGGATAAGGCTTAATATAAAAGAGTCGCGCGTTGCGCGGCTTTTTTTTTGCCCGTATAATTCAACAAATCAAATAGCACAAAAGGTGAAAAAGCATGGCTGAAAATATGATAACGGGAAGTAAGGGCGGATCATCAAAACCTTATGTTCCGAAAGAGATGGAAGATAACCTGATCTCAATCAACAAAATCAAAATCCTTCTTGCCGTTTCCGATGGCGAGTGCGATCCAGATTTTACACTTCGCGATCTGTATCTTGATGATGTTCCGGTAATTGCAGATGATGGAACTGTTAACTACCAGGGTGTGAAAGCTGAATTTCGACCTGGAACACAGACGCAAGATTACATTCAGGGGTTTACTGACACATCAAGCGAAGTGACGCTGGCGCGTGACATTACTACATCAAATCCTTATGTAATTTCTGTGACCAACAAAACATTATCGGCTATCAGAATCAAAATGCTAATGCCAACAGGCATTAAGCAAGAGGATAACGGCGATCTTGTAGGCGTTAAGGTTACTTATGCTGTTGATATGGCTGTTGACGGAGACTCTTACAAAGAAGTATTACTAGACACCATCGAAGGTAAAACGCGTTCCGGTTACGACAGAAGCCGAAGGATTGACCTTCCGGCATTTAATGATCGCGTATTGCTTAGGGTTAGAAGGGTTACGGCAGACAGCACATCTTCTCGCGTTACCGATCTGATTAAGCTACAAAGTTACGCTGAGGTTATTGATGCAAAATTCCGTTATCCTCTGACTGGTCTTGTATATGTTGAATTTGACAGTGAGTTATTCCCTAACCAGATCCCTAACATTTCAATCAAGAAGAAATGGAAGTTGATTAATGTTCCGAGCAATTACGATCCGGTAATGCGAGAGTATCACGGTTCATGGGATGGTACTTTCAAGAAAGCGTGGTCGAACAATCCGGCGTGGGTTCTTTATGACATTATCACAAACCAGCGATACGGATTAGATCAGCGAGAACTTGGTGTGCAGGTTGACAAATGGAGTCTTTACGAAGCGGCGCAATACTGCGATCAGAAAGTGCCGGATGGAAAAGGCGGTACAGAGCCGCGTTATCTATGCGACGTTGTGATTCAAAGCCAGATTGAGGCTTATCAGCTTATTCGTGATATTTGCTCAATCTTCCGAGGCATGAGCTTTTGGAATGGGGAGAGCTTGTCAATCGTCATTGATAAGCCGCGCGATCCATCGTACATCTTCACCAATGACAACGTTGTTGATGGTGATTTTCAGTACACAACAGCAAGCGAAAAGAGCATGTACACGCAGTGCAACGTGACGTTCGATGACGAACAAAACATGTATCAACAGGACGTAGAGGGCGTATTCGACACCGAGGCATCATTGCGCTTTGGATACAATCCTACAAGCATAACAGCGATCGGATGTACACGCAGAAGTGAGGCTAATCGGCGCGGTCGATGGATACTAAAAACCAACTTGCGCAGCACTACGGTAAACTTTGCTACTGGACTTGAAGGCATGATCCCATCAATAGGTGATGTGATTGCTATTGCTGACAATTTTCACAGCAGCAACCTTAAATTAAACCTATCAGGGCGCGTGATGGAAGTTTCCGGCTTGCAAGTGTTCGCTCCGTTTAAGATTGACGCACGACCAGGTGATTTCATTATCATCAACAAGCCGGATGGAAAGCCAGTTAAGCGCACAATCTCAAAGGTAAGCGGTGACGGAAAAACCATTGAGCTAAACATTGGGTTTGGATTTGAGGTTAAACCTGACACGGTTTTTGCAATCGACCGCACTGATATTGCATTGCAGCAATACGTTGTAACGAGTATCGGCAAAGGTGATGATGATGATGAATTTACATACTCCATCACAGCTGTTGAATATGATCCGAACAAATACGACGAGATTGATTACGGAGTAAACATTGATGACAGGCCGACTTCAATTGTCCAGCCTGACACAATGGCAGCACCGGAAAACGTGCAAATATCCTCATACTCGCGAATTGTCCAGGGTGCAAGCGTTGAAACAATGGTTGTGTCGTGGGATAAAGTACCTTACGCATCGCTGTATGAAATGCAGTGGCGAAAAGGTGATGGCAACTGGCTGAATACACCACAGACTGCAAACAAAGAAATTGAGGTTGAAGGTATTTATTCAGGAAACTACCAGGTAAGGGTAAGATCTGTTTCTGCTTCCGGTTCTACGTCTCCATGGTCCAGAATTGTGACAGCTTCACTGACTGGTAAGGTAGGAGAGCCAGGCGCGCCAGTTAACTTAACTGCATCCGACAATGAGGTGTTTGGCATTCGTGTTAAGTGGGGAATGCCAGAAGGCAGCGGAGACACGGCATACATTGAGCTTCATCAATCGCCTGATGGAACGGCTGAAAACTCAAGCCTGTTAACGCTGATACCATACCCACAATATGAATATTGGCACGGCACGCTTCCGGCTGGTCATGTTGTATGGTATAGAATCCGCAGCGTTGACAGAATCGGCAACGTTTCCGGCTGGACTGATTTTGTTAGAGGCATGGCTTCAGATGATGTGGAGGCTGTTTTAGGCGATATTCTTGATAAGATTTTTGATACCGAAGCAGGAAAGGATCTGAAAGAGAATGCCATTGATAGCGCAAACAAAATCAAGGATCAGGCACAAAGCATCATTCAAAACGCATTGGCGAATGATGCAGACGTTAGGATTATGAGGAAGGAAAACGGAAAACGCAAAGCCGAATTCAGGCAATCAATACAGTTGATCGCAGATGAAACTGAGGCGCGCGTTACCGCAATGACGCAACTCAAGGCTGAATTTGACGAGGAAATAACTAGCGAAGTAACAAGGCTTGATCAGGCAATTGCAACAGAATCGGAAACGCGAGCAACAGCCATTGAGGAATTGAAATCACAGATTGGTGATGATATTCAGGGGCAACTAACGCGGGTTGAGGAAGCGATTGCAAGCGAAACAGAGGCGCGCGTTTCGGCTGATACGGCATTAACAGCGAAGTTTGGAGATGTTGAATCAGCGCTGACAGAAAAACTTGATTCATGGGCTGGTGTTAATGGAGTTGGCGCACAGTACGCAATGAAATTGGGACTGACCTACAACGGGCAGCAGTACAGCGCAGGAATGGTAATGCAGCTTTCGCAGGGTTCATCCGGCCTTATTTCGCAGATTTTGTTTGATGCGAACAGGTTCGCTATCATGACAAGTTCGACCGGAGGGTCGTATACATTGCCTTTTGTGGTTGAAAATAACCAAGTTTTCATTAACAGCCTGTTAGTGAAAAACGGATCAATCACAAACGCCATGATCGGTAACTTCATCCAATCAAACAATTACGTTTGGAATCAAGCAGGATGGAGGCTGGATAAAAACGGCACGTTTGAAAATTATGGTTCTACTCCTGGAGAGGGAGCCATGAAAATGACAAACGAAACGATCAGCGTTAGGGATGCAAACGGCGTTTTGCGTGTTCAGATTGGTAGGCTGACTGGTGCGTGGTAAAATCAAAGCGGGGCGATTGCCCCGCATTTATGGAGGTTTAATAATGGCTGAGTATGGGATTTCAACGTGGGATGCAAACGGTAATTATAATAACTATGGGATCAAGCCTGTTTCAGTTGTTGGCATCATTTCTTTAAGTCAAGGCCAAACAAGTGGATCTTGGTCCTTTACAATACCAAGCGGGATGAAAGTCGGATTCGCAATTGCTCTTGATCAAGGTGATGTTGGCGTGGGGAGGAATATAGTAGCATCAGGAAATACAATAAAAGTTTCACCTGCAAGTAACGTTGGGCCTGGAAATTATGCTGCGTCTGCTTGTGAATTGGTAGTTTTTGTGGAGAAATCTTAATATGAGTTACGGTGCTTTATTAAATCTTAATAACGGTAATCCATTTGTTACGCCAAATTCAACGCCTTTTGTATTATATAAAAAAGTAAATGTATCATCTTCCGCTAACGGAGTTTTTCAATCAGCATCAACTAATATTCCAATCAGTTCAAGTTATCCGGCAATAGCATTTTTGAAAACAACTTACACAGCACAACCAACAACAGTTGGATCAAGAAGAAATGGAGACAGTATAGTTGTTAGCTCAAGCAATCCATTTGGTCAATCACACACTTTAACAGCTTATGTTTTTGCAAGATTCCCTCAGCCATTACCAAAATATGGAATGGCAATTTGGGATGAAGGAGGTACGTGTATATTAACAAATGAATCAAAGGTTTTAACAGATCTTGTGACCGTTGGGGCACCTGGAGTTAATGGTGGTATAAATATAGATGAAACGTTATCAGGAAGTTATGCAGTATCACCTGGAATATTGGGTTCTACGCTAATTAGATTTTTTGTTCAAGGTCAACCACAGGTGATTTCTATTACTGCATACACAGGCGCTAGGTTTAACGGGTCAACAACAAGAATATCAGCAGCAAGCGGTAATAATGCAACCGGATCTGTTGTTGGGTATACAAATAATGGCAATGCAATAACAGCCATTAAGACTGATATTTACGACTAATGAAAAAGGGGCTTTTGCCCCTTTATTTTTATTTACATACTGCAATCAGCGTTTTTAAAGTTATCAATGCTTACCCACTGAAAATTAAACGGATAGCCAGCCTTAACAAGAGTGCGGTCGCCAACTCGTTTTACTCCAAAAATAGCAACTGAATACTGCATACCGCTATTTTCATAAATAGCCGTGCATTCACGCTTAGGCATATTTGCGCAACCAGTCAGGGTTACGGCTGCAATCAAAACGGCGATTAATTTTTTCATCTTGTTTTCTCCTTAGTTATTGTTAGTTGCAACTATACACGATCTTGCGGCGTGCGTTTAGCAAAAAGTGCTATTCTGTTCTTTTTGTTTTCCTTCGTTCTCAAATCTGCGGAGGCTTAAATTTAGCTCAAAAAGTGAACAGTAATAGAGCGCTATACATACAGATAAGTATATATACATATATATAAATCAATGAGTTAGTAGTGTATATATTTATATTTGTTTTTTCTTGTTATCTATGTTTTGTGTGATTTTGTGTGTCTGGTAATTTTTATTTGGTTGTGTATGTGTTAGTGTTTGTGTGTCTATATATCTATATCCGGCGCAAATGGATGAACAAGAGAACAAAAAGACAACACTGATATTTATCAATCTCTTACATGTAAGTTTTGTTACCAAAGTTGGTGAGAACGTTGTTAGAACAGAAAAAACAAAATAACTATTGACTAAACGCATCAAATAGCTACAATGCAGACATACCAACCAATGAGGGCAAATCATGAATAAGTTTATGGCGTACACCAGCGAAGAAATGAGCAACGAGCTTTATCACGATCCAGAAGCGTGGACGGCTGATTATGTTAGCGGATCAAGCCTGGCAGAGATTTACAGCACATGCCCGGCGGCGTGGAAGTTCAAGCCTCGTGATGATAAGAGCAAAGCGCTAGTTTTCGGTACGCAGTCGCATACCAACTTTGAAAGCAAGGAGCTTTTCGAAAAAAACTATCGCCGTGCGCCAGCGACAGAAGACTTTAAGGATCTGATAACTAGCCAAACGGCGCTGGCTGCAAAACTGAAATCATTTGGCCTGAAAGGTACAACCGGAAAGACTTATCCAGATCTTATCAAAATGATGGTTGATTGCGGAGAAGACCTTAACGTTATGTGGTTGATTGAGATGATCGCAGAAAGTCAAGCCAGGGCCGATGGGGTTCAGTTAATCGAGGCTAAAGATTACGATGCGTGCGTGGCAATGCGCCAGGTTCTTGAATCCATACCTGAACATAACGCATGTATGAATAGCAAGACAGCACAACGTGAATTATCGCTATTCGGTGAAATTAACGGCGTAAAAGTCAAAGTTCGATGCGATCACGTTGACGTAACAAAGAACGTCACCGCAACGCTGATTGATGGTTACGATGAAAAAGGCCAGCCTATTTGCAGAGATATTATTTATCCAGAGGCCATTGTGATCACAGACTACAAAACCACAATGAGCGCTAATCCGGTTGAGTTTATGCGCCTGGCTTACAATCACGGATATTATTTGAAAATGGCGTTGCAATGTGATTTATTCAGGAAAGCATATCCAGAAGAAAAGCGACCTATAGTTGTGCGACTGTTAGCCCAAGAGAAGAAAGAGCCTTATTTGCCGTTGGCTTTCCGCATGAATAGCGAGCAGTTGAAGATCGGGCGCATTCAGTACACGAGCGTGATTAACCAGTTTGCCATGTGCCAGCAACATGACGTTTGGCCTTCGTATTCAAACGGTGAGCCTGAGGTTTGCCTTGATACTCCTGATTGGGTGCGCCGCCAGTTTAAGCAATATCTTATTTAAACAGCACAAATAGCTAAACAAATGAAAAATGCGGTGTTATAATTCACCGCATAAGTTAACAACAAGCGTGAGGAAATAAATATGGAAAACAAGCAAGTGTCAGAGGTGGCAGTTCATATCAACAATTTTGCAACTGGCATGGCTATGTTGCTTCGTGACTTTGTGGCGCCACTTGATCCAACTGCAGGCGAAGAAGAAATGGAGTACATCAGAAAAGTAATTGATGCGGTCGATAACGTCGTACTTATTGCAACAATGAGCGAAGAAAACGATGAAGCAATCAAGGCTGTAAAAGAAAGTTCTGATCGCATGATGGAAAATCTGATTAAATTACACACCAAAGAAGAGGCAAAGCACTAACAGCAATAAGGCGGCGAAAGCCGCCATTAATTACGGGAATTAATCATGAAACTATCAGAGCAATTCGACAAGGTTTTGCCAGCACTGCATAAGGCGCGCAGTTTGTTTGTAAAGGTGAAGAAGGATAAGCAAAACACGCACCTTAAAAACCGTTACGCAACACTTGATGCCGTACTTGATGCAATCACTCCAGCACTCAACGATAACGAGCTAATGTTGATGCAGGATATGATTGAAAGCGAACAACCTAACCGAATCAAGGTTGAAACTACAGTCCTGCATGTTTCCGGTCAGTGGGTTAAATTCTATGCTGAATTACCAATAGTTAAAAACGATCCTCAAGGCGTCGGATCTGCATTCACATATGCTCGTCGTTATGCAGCAGCAGCCGCATTTGGATTAAGCCAGGCAGACGATGACGCACAGATTGCCGTTAAATCTGCAAATGACTGGAAGCGTGACATTGAGAAATGTGAAAGCGTAAACGAATTACAAGAAGTGCTCAAATCAGCATGGAAGGCAAGCGATCCGGCAAGCAAGCAGGTAATTAAAGAGCATTACGAAAAACGCAAAGCAGAGCTTGAGATCGGAAAAGCACGAGGATTTAATCCAGCGCAACCAAAGCAAAATCTCGCCGCTCAAGACGTTGACACAAAAAACGACGAGCAAGTAAAATCACAAAGTATCACTGATTTTGAATAATTGACATGGGGCGCTTGCGCCCCTTTCTTACAGGAGAATAAATAATGCATATTATTACTGGTGAGATCCGAAAAGAGCCGCGAGTAAAGCAAATGCCTAACGGCAGCACACTTTATGTGGTTGAACTTTCAGAGCGATACAAAGATAAAGATGGAAACTGGCAATATACAAACTACAGTTTCTTTTTTAATGCGAAAACTGACGGACTTAATGGTTGGTATGCTGAGGCGTTCCAGGTTGGCAAGGTTATTTCTGTTTCTTGTGACACTCTGCGCATTGAAACGCGAGAACACAACGGAAAGATGTATTCAAGTTTGATGCCTGGTGGATTTGCAAATCTTATCTTCAGTCAGCGCGGGGAAAGCCATCAACAATATCAGCAGCGAACGCAAGGGGGATGGGGCCAACCACAACAACAGAATCAACCGCAACAACCGCAACAGCCAAGACAAAGCAATCAGCCTCCTATGGACTTTGACGATGACATTCCTTTCTGATCAACAAAGGGGCATTGCGCCCCTTTTCCACTTTCATCCATCACAAGAACGGCAATAACCTTAACAGCAATTCGCTTTGCAAGTTCAGTTTGATGAGCATTAAGTTTTCCATTGGTCATTATTGACAACATTCCGCTCATACTTCCAAGCCCGTTAAAACCTGACATTGCCGATTTCATAATTGATATTGGTGATTGACCTTAATCAGATATTGTGTGTGCTCTCTTTGACGTTAAAAAATTAAAAAAGTTTGCAATATTTATGGTACGACAAATGGTGTGCGCCAAATTACCAGGAATAGATATAAAATATTTGTAAGCGATATGTCAGCAAATGGCATAAAGACAAAAAAAGGCGCAACCGTAGCCGCGCCTTGTGATTATTTTTTGTTAATTTTCCAGCGTTGTTGGCTTGTCGAGTAACGCAGCCACCGCCTCTTTGAGATCTGCAATTTCAGATTTAAGTTTTTCGATCTCCTCTTGTTGCTTGTCAACTTTTGCCTTTTGCTCTTTGAATGCGTTAACCAAAAGAGCCACAACTCCATTATAGTTAATTCCTTTGATTGACTCACCTTTTGGATCTAATCCCTCATCATTGTTTAAAGAGTGAACAGCTTCCGGCAAAACCCTTTCAACATCTTGAGCGATCAATCCAGCCTCAATGCTATAAACGCTGTTTTCATCTTCTATAAGATTATTGCGCTTGTAGTAAGTATAACCAGTTAGATAATCAATTTTGTCGGATGCCGTTTCAATCTCTTTTAGTTGCGCTTTCATCCTTATGTCTGACGTAGAAATCCATTGGCTACAAGTAGCATTTCCACTGCTATTGAAAATGAATTCACCTCCCTTTACATAAAGGTGAGTTTCAGCGCCGCCACCAGAAAAGTTAATGGCATCCATTCCAGCAATCCAATCATCACCCCAATGAACAACCTTGAATACGTTAAAGGCTGCGTCTTTTCCTGTAATCTCACAAAGCAACCCACAACCACGATCACGCCAACCAGCAAAAGAGCCTCCCCCAATTTGACCGGCAATCATGGCACTTCCACCGCCTGACCTAACGCCAGCAACCCTAATTGCATTATCATCAACAGGATATATGGTTAAACTACCATCAAAACGAATGTTTTGAGGAGAAAATGATGCAACACTCCCAGCATTACAAAAAACATGCAATATTCCGTCACCACCCCATTTAAAACCTGTATCATTATCTCCAATTGCTATTGAGTATTCACCAAGAGTAGCTCCTTTTTCACCAGTAAGTTCAATTACGTTATCGCTTCTAAAAACTCTTTTCCAACCACGCCAGTTACCGTTATCGCAAACATTTTCCCATTTGTTACCAGAGTTAGCTGTTGCTGAAAGAAGACCATATAGCAATTTACTTTCATCACTAGTCTTTCCGTGAACATGTAAATTATACATCCACCAAGCGGCGACTTCCGGATAACCTACAACGCCGCCACCAGAAGAATAATATCCGCCTTCTGGATTGTTTATAAAAAAACTGAGAATATCAGTATTGTCAGCAATTGAAACAGCCCTATTCCCAACAGCAGCATTAATGTTCTTTCTTGCTCCAGCTTCACTATTAGATCCAGTACCTCCGGCATAAATTGAAAGAGGAATAAAACGTTGCAATTCGGTATCCCAGTAACCCCAACCATCGTTACGAACTGTAAGGTATTTGATCTTATCTGGCGACCGAATAAGCGTTTCACCATCGACCTGATTAAATCGGTCAACCTTCAATACTTCCCTTGCAAGGTCTTTATTTTCCAGATCATTAAGGTTTTGATCTTTATGCAGCAGATTTTCAGGCTGTACCTGTTGCGCCCATTGGCGAGCTTCATCACGCGCAGTTTCAGCACCATGCTTTGCAGTTTCAGCGGCGCTATTTGCAGATTGAGCGCCAGTCATGTATTGCTGGGCTGAATCCCTTGCTGAAATAGCTTCGTTTTTCAGATTCGAAACATCACCCTTTATCTGATTCATTTCTGAAACAGCCTGATCTTTAGTCTGGTTTACAGCTAAAACACCTTGATCGCGTGCGGAATTAACTTCCGTTATCGCAGAATCTTTAATCTGTTGCGTTTGCTCCTTGATTGCGTTAGTGTCTGCTTTAATCTGGTTTGTTTCAGCAACAGCAGAATCCTTTATCTGTTGAGTGTCGTTTTTCAGTTGTTCAGTAGCAGCACGATCATTGGCTGTTTTCTCTGCATCACCCTTAACCTGATTAGCCAGATCTTGCAACTGTTTTAGGTCAAAGTTTTTGAAAAATTCAATAGCTTCCTCGATCTGAGTTTCTTTGCTTTGATAGTAACGCAGAGTTTCCGCAACATCTTGCGCCAGGCCGTCAACCGTGATTGAGTCATGCAGCAAAATAATGTAATTGCTTCGCCCAATTTCAGCGCCTCCAGTTGTGATGGCGCGGATTTGTGTATCGCTGATAACTTCACTGATCACAGCCGCTTGAAATGGCGCATCAATGAAAAAGATTGTTGCACCAGGGCGAATGAGCGTTAGTTGCTCTCGCCATTTCGTGTCGTATCCAGTAATATAACCTTGAGCGTCCATTGACGCTTGTCCGGTTCTGTAAATTGCCATGCGTTTTCTCCCATGTTGCATGTTAATGTCAATGCAGATAATAGCATTTGCTAAGGCAAAAAAAAACCCCGCAATGCGGGGTAAAATAGCAGTGACATTTAGAGAAGAGATTCAGGTTTGTAAACTTTCCTCTCTATCCCTTGCCTGTAATTATCATTAATCGGAATCATAATTTCAATACCTCTTTCCTCAGCAGCAATGATTGTGTCACGGTCTGTACTCTTACAGACAACTCGCATTCTTCTGTTGCCTTTATACCTGTAAGCCACAATCTCAATGTTAGTTGCATCAAAACATGACCAAACCTCTTGACCAGTTGCAAGATGGATGTGTTGCGCATCAATCCAGTCAACGCAAAGATAGATAGTCTTATCGGTGCTTCCTGTTCTCACTACCGACCCGCGCGTGTAGTCCTTTGCTAGAAAAGATTGTTTACCTTCTTCATCAATGAAAAGCACATTGCACATTTCATCATCAATCTCATCTGAGTGTACCAGGTGACAAGGTAGCGCGTGAATGTATCTACCATCTTTTACGCCGCAATCATAATGACCATCTTCAGGTGGGTATATTCCTTCATATGTGCTTAACGGCGTTCGATCAAATTTTAGTGTTTTTGACATAACGCGCTCGCAGCATTCATGACTTGCCTGTTTACCAAACGAATAACCAGAATCACGAGATACTCGCTTATTTGCCTTTATTCTATAGTCCTGAGGAACTTTTCCAAGAAATCTGCCCAAAATGTTGATCACTTCGCTGTAAGGCTCTCCGGTTAGCTTCATGATCCAACCAATTCCGGTATCATTACCGCACACGTTGCAGATCGCACCGCCATCGCCTTTTTTATCGCCAAGTTTATCCGTCCATCTGAAGCGATCCTTTCCGCCGCAGTGTGGGCAAGATTGATGCTTGCCGTTAAAAACTTCATTTGGAAGACCGCAAATACTTTGTAGCGCATCACGCCACAATCCTTGCATATATGGGAGTACATCTTCCTTTTGATAAACCATAAAGTTTTCGTTATTCATATACACCTCAAACAAAAAAGCCTGACAGATGATAACATCATGCCAGGCATTGTTTTTAGCAATTAGTGCTTTCAGGTTTATACAGGAATCCGCCAGGTTCATAATCTGACATTCTTACTACTCGCAACATTTCACGCTTATCACATCTCTTTGTGAGCGGTTTGCCATTGGAATCAAATCGTAGATCTGGACGGCAGAATGAAGCGCGATAGCCTTGACAACCATATTTCTTGTAATCGTTATGCACCTTTTGAGCGCCAGCGGCTGAAATCATACCTCGAACACGCCACTGATTTACAGTTTGCTGGCTAACGTTAAGACGCTTTGCCATTGCTGACACGCTTCCGTAATACTCAATAAGAATGTCAAGCCGTGCTTTTAGTCCTGCGCGCACTTCATCTTTTAAAACATAGTATCCTGTAGGGCGCTTGCGCTTTTTCTTATCTTTACCACGTCGAGTTCCGTTATTGCCATTGATTGTGCGTTTGTCAATTTTGCCAGTTGATACCGCGATCCGCTTTTCTTTCATTATTCATTCTCCAATAGCATTTTTTGTTAAACGATGATTTAATGATTGTGTATTATACACGCCAAATGGCATTACTCAAAGGTTTTAGAATGATTCCAAACATTGAAAAGCAAATATCAGCACTTGGTGAAGCGGTAATTAAATCCATTCAGGAGCGATTCACTGTTGGCGAGATTGTGCCTTACCCTTACCAGTGCGTTGCATACGCTGAGATCGCAAAGCGTATGAAAAATTATGAGCATCCATTCTTTGTTAAAGCGTCCGTATCGGCTGGCAAAACATTGATGTTTGCAATGGTTGCTCACCAGTGCCGGAAAATTGGATTAAAAATGATGGTCCTTGCTCGCCAGGCTGAGATTGTGGATCAGGATTCTGAAGAGATAACAAATCTTGGCGTGCCGAACTCCATCTATTGCGCAGGACTGAAGACAAAAAGCGCATACTTTCCGATTGTTGTTGGTTCTGAGGGCACTGTAGTTAATGGACTGTTTAAAGCGCTTGGCGACTATGTTCCGCACGTTATCGGGATTGACGAGTGTCACCAGGTGGATTGGGAAGACCTTGCCGACGCCATAGAGAAAGACGAATCATTTTTACAAATGACAACGAAGAAAGGCGAAAAAGTACCAAATCCAGATTATGACATAACAAAGGGCAGCAGGAACAGAAATACAGAGTTCCTGATTGGTGAGGATGGCTTACCAATGGAGGGAACAGGCCGCACGCAATACACTGTCATTATCATGGAAATGATGCGACGTTGCAGGAAAGCATATGGTCATGAACTGCGCATCTTTGGTATGACTGGTTCGGAGTTTCGCGGAGTAGTCCCGATCCTGGTAGAAGACAAAAAACAGAAAGGATTCTGGCGTGAACAGGTTACTAATATTGACACCAACTACCTGATCAAATTCGGTTCTGTTGTGCCAACAAATTTTGGCGACGTTGGCGATCTAGGGTATGACCTTTCAGAGTTTGAGGCATCCAGCGAGGATGGCGTCGCAGACTTTGACGCTAAAACGCTTCGCAGGATGGAACAAAAAATTCACGAAGAAGCGACCATGACAAAGCGCATCATGGCTAAAGTTCACGAGATCTGTAAAAACCGTAACGGTGTACTTGTGACATGTGCGGGAGAAAGGCATTGCAAAGAGGCAGCGGCAGCATTGCCACCTGGAACTACTTACAGGATCATTACTGGTAAGACTGGCGATAACCAGCGCAAGGAGTGGTTAAAGGAAGCATACGAGGGAAAGGTAAAATACATCTTCCAGGTGCAGGCGCTAACAACTGGCGTTAACGTTCCGTTTTGGGATACGTCTGTCATACTGCGCAAGATTGGATCGCTAACTTTGCTGATTCAGCTTTTGGGGCGCGGAATGCGACTACTTAAGAAGTGGCATAAGGAGCAAGGATTCCAGAAAGATGATCACCTCGTTATGGACTTTTCAGGAACGATGGACGAGCTAGGGGAACTTTATTTTGATCCGATACTGGAACAGGCGCAGCACCAGAAGCGATTCAGGAACGGTAAAGATCCGAAACCGTGCCCTATTTGCGGAACTCTTAACAGCTATTATGCTCGTCGTTGTATGCACGTAGACGAAAACGGCAACAGATGTGAGTGGTTCTTTAAATTCAGGACATGTGATGATCAGATTGACCCTCGAACTAAAAAGATTATTCATCGCGGTTGCGGAACGAAGAATGATATTGCGGCCAGGGTATGCAGACATTGCGACATGTCATTGATTGACCCTAACGAGAAGTTGAGCGGAAAGCACTACACAAAAAACGACTGGTTCAAGGTGCAATCTTTCTCGGTTGACATGACGAAAAACCAGAAAGGGATAATATTTAATTATGAGCTTTCCGATGGCATAGACACTTTCAGGGCGAGAGAGATATTTTTCCCTGAATCTGAGAGCCAAATTTGCCGCGCAAAATGGCGAAGCGTTGCTCTTAAGCACATACCGGATCGCCGTGTTGCTGGCATGGTGGCGAGCTATCGTAATGCACGAAAAATAATGCAATATGTGAATCACATCATGCCACCATCGCGTGTGACTCACCGCAAGACTAGCAAGGGCGAAGATAATTTATACAAGAAGGAATTTAATTATGCCAATGACTGATAAAGGCGATTATCTGGAGTTTTACGAAAGAGATCCGACGGATACGCTAAAAGAGGAATCACACCAGATCGGGGCGTTTCAATGGTTGAGTTATGCTCATCCTGAATTGCTGGCATGGCATACGAAAAACGAGGGCGACAAGGGGATCGCCACCGCAATGATGGATCAGCAAGCCGGACTCGTTAAGGGAGTAAGTGATTTTATCATCCTGATTGGATTAAAAGGCCGCTACCCTTTCGCGGCTATTGAGATGAAGCGCGTCAATAAGTCTGGCAAGGGTAAGGCTTCACCAGTCAGCAAGGAGCAAAAAGCCTTCTTACGCCGCGTGCGCGAGCTTGGCGGATACGCTGCCGTAACATACGGATATAAGCAATTCATGATCGCTGTAGAACACATGATGAAATAGCACTTTTTGTTAAAACAGGCGCGAAGGATTGCGCCATAATAACACCAGTTCAACAAGCAACAGGTAATTAAGAAATGATCAAAGAAACCGAAGTGACATTTGAACAAATCGAACGAGAAACATTCATTGGCAATGCTCTTGCTACCGGAGGCTATTACCAGGCTGTTAAACCAAATCAATATTATAAAGTCACTGGCAACCGCTATAACGGCAGCAATACGCCGGACGTTGTGCGAGATTTGTGGTCTACGCCGTCTGAGCTTGTCGCATGGATGGAAAGTGAATACGGTGATTATGACATCGACGCTGCGGCAAGCAAAGAAAATGCTGTATGTGAAAAATTCTACAGCAAGGAGACAAATTGCTTAAAGCGTTGGTGGGGTAGTAACAAGCATATATGGCTTAACCCACCGTACAGCAATATCACGCCGTTTGTTAAGAAAACAATTGAGCAAATGGAGCACGGCAACCAGATCGACATGCTTTTACCTTGCGACACGTCAACAGGATGGTTTTATGAGGCGCAACAGCACGCAGCGGAAATAATCTGGATCACTGGAGAAGTTTACCAGGAGCGCGGAACAGAATATTCCCGTACCGGACGCCTGGCGTTCACTTCAGCGCTTACAGGTAAACCAGTGCAGGGAAACAACAAAGGCAGCGTTATTTTCATCATGCGCGAACTGAAAGAAGGTGAGCAGCAGAAAACGCGATACGTTAAGATCAGCGACATTTGCCCGTCAGTGGCAGAGCGTCGAGCAAGAAAGCGGAGTTAATATCATGCAGAAAGAAAGAAGCGTTTATTTAAATGAAACTGGAGAGTGGTTGCTATTTCGCGCTATGGTTTGCGAAGCGCTTGATAAAAACGAGTTCATAAAACCGCTGTTAGGTTGCGACCCGTGGGAATTTACAAGCGCGCTTGACATGAGCTTTGAGGAAACAAGAAAACTACCGCTTGAAAAATGGCATGAGCAGATCGGTAAAGACTTGCAAGAGTTTTACGAATCAGCATCAAAATAGCACTTTTTGTTAAAACGCCCGGCTTTGTGTCGGGCATAATTATTTCAACGAAACAAACATGAGGAAATAAAAATGGTAGTATACAGCAAGAAAGCATTTGACCAGGCGCAACAAACCTCACGCGAGGCGGTAAAAGGTGGAACTAAAAACAATATGCAGCTTGATTGGGGTGCGGCAATGATTCTACTTCGCGTTGCATATGGTCACTACCCATTAGAATTTGCGGAGGCATATTATAAGCATGAAGGTTGAACAAGGTAGGCAGGCTGTATGGGATCATGCAAAGGAATGCGGTATCTCTGAAGACATAGCCAGGATAGCAAAATATTTTGATATTGCTGACATAAGCATTATAAGCGGCGACAAAATGACTTTTCTCAATGAACGCCCGCGCAAGATGCATCGCGTCCCAGCAATACCAACAAAGATTGATTTCAAAGAGGCTATGGCGAAAATTCGCGAGCCGCGCAAATACTACAAATGAGGATTATTATCATGTGGCGTTTGTTACTTTTGCCCTTACCTGTTATGATGGCGATCTCTATTGTGTATGTTGTCATAATGAGATAAGGAGAATTTTTGATGAAGCAAATCAAAATAACAGATGAACAATTTATCAATGAGCGCAAGCAGGGAAAGACATATAAGCAGATCGCTAATGAGTATGGTATGAACGTTCGAAGCATTGAGCGCCGCGCAGCACGATTAGCAAAGCAAGGTAAAGTTACAACCATCGGATCACCTGGTTTTGGTGTTACTGGAGAATCAAAGCTAATTGATAAAGATGGAAATGTGGTTATGACATGGATTAAGACAAGCAAGGACCGCGAACAGTTAGAAGCATTAATGCAGGCCGCTATGGATGCATTTAGCGAAGAAGTTCCGCGACTTGATCCGCAACCGGAATCACAAAAGGATTATAGCGAGACGTTATCACTGTATCCGATCTTTGATATGCACCTGGGCGCAATGGCGCATAAGCATGAATGCGGCGAGAATTGGGATACAGCAACAGCAGAGCGCGTAATGAATAATTTCATTGATTATTCCATACAGTGCGCGCCGGATAGTGAAAAAGCTGTCTTGCTGATTGGTGGTGATATGCTTCACAGCGACGGACTGGAAGCGGTAACACCTGCAAGCGGTCACGTATTGGATCAAGATAGTCGATACGCAAAACTTGTTTACGTTGCAATCCGGTCAGTGCGTCGAGCAATAGCAAAGCTGTTATCAAAACACAAAAACGTCGAGATTCAGATAATTGAGGGCAACCACGACCAAAGCGGCATGATCTGGTTGCGCGCAGCAATGGCGGCAGCATATGAGAATGAGCCACGAGTGCATGTTGATGTTTCTCCGCGAGTAGTTCATCACACACAATATGGCAAGACATTCCTGGCATACCATCATGGGCACACTATACGCAAGCCTGAAACATTGCTCATGATGTGTGCGGCAGACTGGCGCGAAGACTTCGGAAATTCAAAAATGATGTATGCTCACGTAGGGCACTGGCATCATCAGACAGTAACTGAAACAAGCCTGGGCATTGTTGAAGTGCACAGCACTATGGCGGCAAAAGATGCATATGCGGCGCGCGGTGGATGGCGTTCCCGTCGCCGTGCGGCTGTTATTGTTTACGATAAAGAATACGGAGAAGTGGGGCGATTTATGCATTATCCGGAAATGGCTGATTGAACTTTTAATAATTAAAATACCAATATAAATCATAAATTTAATTGGGCGAGGCATTTTGCTTCGCCCTTTTTTTATTCCTTTTTGTGCGTTCAATGGTTAGGATACAATCAATTAATTGTTGACTTTTATCTACAGGAGATCTAATCATGAAAGATTTTTTAAACGCTGTAACTTCAGGCACTGGCGGCGCGTCAATCACTGGGGCGGTAACTGGTCAAACAACTATCGCAATAGCCAGCTTAGTTTTGATGGCTGCATTTGGTATGTGGGGCGCTTATCTTCGTTGGCGTGATAGTAAGGCGCTACGTGACGCGCTTGAATGCGGTGATATTAAGAAAGCTATTGAGATCAGAGGTAAATAATGAGTATAAAACAAAGAGTGACCGCTGCGGCTTTCGGCGTTGCTCTTGCTCTTACTTCTCCATTACTGGAGGAAATAGAAGGAGTAAAACATAAACCGTACAAAGATATTGCTGGAATATGGACGGTTTGCGCCGGAATAACTGGACCTGACGTAATACCAGGTAAAACGTACACACAGAGAGAGTGCGATGCGCTACTGGAAAAGCATATCAAGATCGCAAAGGATGAAGTTGATAAACGTGTGAAGGTTGAGATTCCTGATACAATGCGAGCGGCAATGTATTCATTCACATACAATGCTGGTACTGGTGCTTTCAGAAATTCAACCATGCTTAAGCTGATTAATAACGGTCGTTATATGGAAGCGTGCAATCAGTTATGGCGATGGACAAAATACACAAATCCAAAAACAGGAAAGAAAGAAACGTCTAAAGGACTGCGCAACCGCCGCGCCGTGGAATTTAAATATTGCATTAAGGATCTGTAATTATGAGAAAGTTATCGGCAATCGCTATAGCTGTTATTTTGTCTGGATGTTCAAGCGTTACTCCACTGACCGGATTAATCGGTAGTAAGCCGGAAATCACAGCACAGGCAGGAGCGGAGAACGTAAAGCAGACCGTTGGCGTTACCGCAAAGCAGGACACCAGCACAAAACAGGAAACCACAATAAAGGAATCTGCGGTTGATAAGGTTGACACTTCCAGCAAGAAGGATTTCACTACGTCAACCATTCAGGCTAACACCATCAAGGCTGATAAAATCCAGGTTGTGCAGGGCAATAACGGCAGATGGTACGATCCAGTAATCATATGCGTGGTTGTGTTAATTGTGCTGATTTGTCTTTACTGGAGAGAAAAGAAAAAGGAGGCTTAACGCCTCCTTTGTTATTCAATGCGCTTTACAGTAACCAACAAAACGCCGTCATCATCGCACAAATTATGCTCTGATATGTTAAACGCTCGCATGTCAGAATGAATTAGCGTTAACATTGCGTACATGAAGTCTTCATGTGAGATTGAACTTACGGCGCAGAACTTCAATATTTTGTCTATTAGCATTTGACGCAAACAATTCTTCATCGCTCATTTCTCCGATCCTTAAAACATCCCTAACCCATTCGTTTTGCATACCTTCCAGGCTGTAAAGTTCAAACGAGAAAGGGCGATTTGCGGATCCTTTCTTACACCAGAACTTTCCATCAACTCCATCAAGATAACCAGCGGTCATCATTCTTGCGCAAAACTCTTTTGAAACGGCAGTCGCAAACATTCTCGGTGTAAATCCTGCGGCCCTTGCGAGCCGCTCACATTCTCTATGCTGAAATATAAATTTCGCTATATGTTGACGTGTAAACCATTCGAATGACTCACACCAGCGATACAGGTCCAGAAGAAACATAATTACCCCAGCAATGTTGGATTTACAAAAACAACTCCATTAATCACACAAATATAATTTCTTTCTTCAAGCATCGGCAGCAGTTGCGTTTCCATACGCTTCATTACGCCAGCCTGGCCAATAAACGGCTTAACTTTTCGTGCAGCCTCATATATTGCGCGCACATTCAAGATCCCCTTATTAGCCTTGCCGTGTCGAGTGATGATCTCGATTAGTTTACCCATTTCAGCATCATCACCAGCATAGCCAGAAGCGTTGGCGGCGCTAATGTATGTTTTGCTCAACTCGCTAAACATCAGCAATGCTTCCTGAACGGTTTCAACCTCAATCTCTTTCGACTTTTGAGGGTATCCGCCAGGATTAAACCAGTTTCGGATAGTGTGCAAAACCGAAGCAATCCTGATCACCTGCTTATCCATTTTGCCAAGAGCGCCGCGCAGCATTGTATGCGAATATTTTCCTCCATCAGCAAGGTGCGGTTCCATCTCCTGACGAGCCATGTTAAGAACTCGCATTGCTGATTTGCTGATCTTAAGCTGGATGTTTGATTCACTCATGATGTTATGGATCAGCTTGAAATATTGGCTTTTCAGTTCTCCATCAACAGGCTCATAAGTAGAATCACCGTTATCATCAACAAACTTTCTACGGCCTAAAAATGATTCCTCGCGTACAAGCAAATAACGCTCACTTACACCGATACCGCGCGATCCTGCATCCATGATGGCATTGATTGTTTCATCCTGGGCAATTACAGCCATACAGCCAAGAGCTTTAAAACTCATATTGTTGTCAGCGTTTGCACGAGCTATAGAAACATGACCATGATCCCATGCTTTCAGCACAAGTTCGCTGTTGGTTTTACGTTCGCTATTGGCATATGTCAGACCTAAAAGGCTGTTAATACTCGTTGCCTCGTCTGAAATCACAGCAAAGTTACCCTGGCGATTGTTGATTCTTGCAAGTCCTTCCGGCGTGGTGTCGGACACAGGGAAAACAATGTCACACATCTTTTCAAGTTTTTCTTCCAGATCTTCTTTCTCCTGGTACAGAGATTCCATATCAGCGCCGGAGCGCTCGCTTTTCATCTCTTTTGCAAGACCTGCCAACTTTGCCTGAATCTTTTTTCTTTCCTTCTTTCGCTGATCGTTAATTCTTTCCACTTCTGCAACCATTGGAGCAAGTGCCAGGCTGTTAACGGCGGATTTACCAGTTGAAGGAGGCTGGCTTGTGACAACATAAAGAGCGGTCGGCTGATCCGTTCCGTGATACTCAACCGTGAAGCGTCCAAGCATTGCAGCAGACACGCAGCCTATAAAGTGCATATATGCCGATGATTCAGGGAACTGAACTGATCGAGCAATGTTGCGCGCCAACTTACCAACAACATCAACATCATTACCAAGAGAAATTACAGGGTAGCGATCATTTCCGTTATTAACATCATTAACCTCACCCCAAAAGCTGGACGATTGACGGTATCCGTTTGCCTGAATGGACACGCGCACCGGAGACAATCCTTGTGCATCAGCTAATTCGATAATTTGTTTTGGTGTTAGTTTATTGGTTTCAAACGAAAAATTCATTGATGATAACTCCTTTTTTTGATGCGGCAATAATACCGCACCAATGCTACCCGCATTTAACAAAAAATGCTATTTGATCCGCTCTATGCTAACTAAGATTTTTTCTGGTTCCCTTGCGCTATGGCAATACGCGGTTACGGAATCAGCAAAATCAAAATAAAGTGATTTGTGGTAAGAAAGACCAATCAGCCATCCAACCATCGTTTTCTTTATTGGCCTGACTATATCGCCAGGCTTGAAGGTTTTTGTTGCTGAATGAGTCACCTTATAGCGATATTCAGCCTTGATCACTTATACATAGCCTCAAATAAATGACAGCCACCAGCGGAAAACCCAACTTCTTCGCGGTATAGCGTCCAGCGGTCGCCAGCTTCATCAAACACATAACCAGCAACAGCGCCAAGAGCGCGGCCTTGCTCAATCTGGTAGCGCTTTCCTTCTTTGAAATGCTTTTTGCACGGGATCTTGTGATCTACAAATGTGCATTTAATTGTTTTTGTCTTGATATTACGATAGTCAGACTCAACAGCATTTTGCCACTTGCTACCCTTTGTAATGCTCTTTACCTGGAATTGTTCCAACTCGATCACATCATCGCTACCAGCAATTTTTTCGTATACAGCTTTATAACGACCGTTCATCAAAACGTTGGTTTTATTGCAGATAACTTTCATCGTTTATTTCTCCTTTCGTTTCGGTGAAGTGATTATGCCAGGCTTTTACACCTAGCTTTTAACAAAAAGTGCTATTTTGCGTTTGCTTCAAATACTGCGCGAGCAAAACCGCGCGGTGTGAGGGAGCGGATCATCTTTGTGCGAGATGATTTTCCGCCAGTTTTGGCCCAACCAGGATTATCCTTGTCGCCCTCTTTAGGAAGGATTGTTGCGCGAGGAGGAATAACAAATCCGTTTCCAGTCCAAAGGCATGTTTTCTTAAAGTACCTATCCCGCGCCGGAATAATATCAGGAAAGTCGGGATGTTTATCATCTTCCGGCAGATAGCCAGCATAATCGCACGGATGGAACGTATAATCAGGCTTGCGCCATAGCGTTGACAGCTTGCCTACAGGATTCTCTATCATGTACGGAACACCGAAATAATCAGCAATTTGCGCCGCTATTTTGCAAGTGTCGGCGGCTTCATCCTGGAACGATGGATTCTCAATGCGTTTTTTAGCCCAATGGCGAGATCCGCTATTTGCAAGGTCAGTGCATGGAGGGAACGCCATAATAAAATCAGGCTTACCCCAATTTTCAAGTTTTGCGGTATATTTGAATAGCTCATCAATCCACACATTAACGTAAAAAATATTGTCGTGGATTATGCGCACTGAGTGGTAATCACCGTGATCAGCATCATCGTAATTAAAGCAAATGCATTTATATCCAGCGTCAGCCCAATCTTTAACGGCTTTACCAGATCCATCAAACAAAGAGAAAATCAAACCTTTATGCATTTCATCACCTCAAAACGGAAAGCATCGCGGACAGTTAGGATCAAAATTGCAGCCGCAATCATTAACAATCATCGTTGGATCTGCAAATGCAGCACCGCATTCATGTTCCATATCCATTTCACCCAACGCATCATCAAGTGTCCTGATCTTATATGCAACTTCAAGAGCGGCCTCTTTATTCAGTCCAGCATCTTCCGCTTTTTGCAGTCTCTCAAAAAATCCATCCTGACTCATTTCATAAACTCCTTGATAACAATCAGAATAATAGCAAGACCAGCAGTGACAACTAAAAGACCAGCAAGGCCAATCATCACACCAAATAAAATATCAAGAAATTTCATCGTTATTATCGCCTTTATTTAAAGGGAGGCGAAAACCTCCCGTTTATTAATTAGATAGCCTTCCAGCTTTCAATAAACATGCTGTTTTCTTCCAGCAGTTTAATCAATTCTTCGCGAGTATATTTGCGGATTTTACTACCTGGATGTGATCCAACAACAAACACACCTTTACCGCTTGTTATTGTTAACTGGTTGATTCCGCAAGATTTATCCATTTTCACTGCCACGCGGTGATGTGCATCAACAGTGTGCATGATGTTAGTTACTTTAGCTTTCATTATGCAATCCTCATTATATTTGGTGTTGTAACTATGCCAGGTTTTAGAAATATTGTTTAGCAATTCGTGCTATCAGTTGAAATAGCTGTGGCGCTTTGCTCGCTTGCCGTCTCCGCCATAATGATCATTTGCAACAGCTACCATCCAGGCATTATGGAATATTATTAGCTTCATCTAATTAATGCCAACAACGTTAAAACTTACAACTTTTGTTCCGCTAAACACATACGCTTCAACAGATCCACCAAATAAACGGATTTTTCCCTTGCCGTACTGCGCGTTCATATTGCGCCAAACCGTAATGTTAGAACATGACGCGTTACCATTCTTGATAAGATTATCAATCTTTTTCCTTAGATTATGATAATCAAGCCAGAATCTATAAGCGCGTTGTTTAATTAGCGCCGCATTGATTGTTTCGGCTGAGTTTTTAAAATCGCTGTTTTTGTAGGCCATTACACAACCTCCATAATAGTATTGAATCCACGCAGTTTGAAAGCATTGCCATGTTTAACAACGTTCCAAGTTAGCCCTGAGTGGTACGCAACCATATCCTCAATATCAATTGTGATGATAGCGCCTTTCTTAAAGATTCCTTTCTCGTGAGTGGTGTCACGCTGTAAAACTTTAACATCAACTTGATTTTCCATTTTTAAATCCTCGTTCGTTGTTGATGGATGTAATATACCATTCAGGCGCATACCGTTTTTAACAAAAAGTGCTATTCAACAACAGATCCAGTTAAAGAGATAAGTGCTCTTGTGATCTTGTGTCTGCGATACTGCCGCGCAACAACCGGAAGATTTTCACCGCTTTGATGACCGAAGCAGATCGGCAACTCACCCTCAAGAGAGCGGAAGCCGCCAAATTCAAGATCCCGCACTGGATATGAGCGCCACGCTTCAATATATCCGCGTTCGTCACGCGTGATATAGCGGTATATATTAGGGAGGGGCAATTGTATCCCCTCAAAATCCACGGTATCGGTGTAGCTGTAAAATTTAGAACTCATAGTCAACAACTCCAAATTCGTTAACGATTTGCGCCTTATAGAAGCCACCATTTTTCGCAAGGTTATAACATGCCGCTACAGTTTCAAACTCGCGCGCTTCCGGCTGGCTGTTTTCGTGTTCCCAGGTAATCAGAGTAACCATTTTCAAATCCTCGCATTCGTTGTTGATGTGTGTAATGTACAGGAACACGAGGATTGAGTTTTAACAAAAAGTGCTATTAGTCCAGGAGTTCGATTTCGCGTTCTCCAGTTGACGGATTTACAATCCAGAATCCGAGCGGTTCGCTGTAAATACCGCCATAGAATCCAATCGCCGCCAGATCTTCACCGCTAACAAAGGCCAGATTCCCGCTACGGCTTACGTACAACACGTTGACGATAACCGGAAAGGTGCGATCCTTAAATGCAGGCCGCATGGCGTAACATCCATTGTTAAGCAGTCGTGCTTTGCGTTTTACTGGAATAGGTGCATTGATTCGTGCCATCTTTATTTCCCCTTCATTGTTGATCGTGTTTAACGGCCATCAGAACATCACAGGACTCGTTAATGAATTTAGCCATGCGCTTATCATCACCAACAGGGATTAGCGCATTACACTCGCGTTTTCTACTGAATACCGTCACTTTATGAAACGATGCGAACGGCATCGACGGGAACTCGACTGTTTTCTTCAGGATCCGCAATCCCATCTTTTTGGCCCTTACCTGGGCCTCTGCAAGTTCAAAATCCACTTCATCAATCATTTCTTGATCTCCTCAGCAATAAACTTCAGGACTTTGCGCAAAAACACTTCATTATTGATGGTCGCTGGCAATTCCTCTTTCACTTCTTGCGGCAGATAGATATTGCCGTGCCAGGTTAAGCAATGGTAATTGATGCGATAAGAGCAAAGCCACTCGCAATCGTTATCCGCTTCCCAAATGCATAGTTGCAGAACATCGCCAAAATCTTCAACAGTCAGATCCAGACCGTGACGCTTTGCAAAGTTGAAAGTGGTTTTGCTGATGTTCATTGCTATCTCCTGATGGGTATCTCGTTTCGATGTGTCTAATGTACCCGATCATGGCAATTCAGGTTTAACAAAAAGTGCTATTTGCTGACTGGTCATTATTCCATCTATTCCATTAATCAGGAATAACAGGAATAAATCATTCGCGATCACCTGGATTGTGAGACTTTGAGTTTGATCAATTTTAATCAAGTGATTAACTTTTTGTGTGGAGGGGATAGAGAAATGTGGCCCTCTTGCATCCTTTCCTGCAATCCTGGCGCGCACAACTGTTATTTCTGTTCCCCGCGTTATCTCAAATAAGCCTCCGCACTTTGAGATAACAGAATTGGCGTTCATCAACAAAAAGAACAAAATAAAATTTATATATATACCCATAAAATCAATAAGTTAGTTATATATGTATTTATATTTGTTATTTACTGTTGTGCTTGTTCTATGGGTATGTGGTGGATTGGTATTGTTTGTGGTGATATGTATGTGTGATTGTATATTTTTTAATCAATGATGATGCGTGGTGATTTTTGTATGTATATATATGGGTATGAAGCAATCCTCCGTCAACCAAGTCAACAGGGTCATTTTTAACATAAAAACCAATGACTTAACTGAAGCATTTTGTTATCTTTAAACGCGCCACATGCCAAAAATTGTTGTTAAAACACAAAATATATTGACATGTAGGAGAGGCAAGGCAATAATGCATCCAGTTTAAACGCAACAAAAGGAGTAGATGCTATGAGCGAAGAAAATATTATCACCATGTCGCGTAGTGAGTTTTGCGATATGCTTCGCGACTTGGGCGCGGCAATTGGTAGTGGTGAGCGTAATAATGTATTCATGCCAGCACTTTTTTTGTGCGCTAATGTGGAGAACGGCGAAGCAATTACGGCATCGTACATGCGCCAGGTTGTCAACCGTGTGCCAGAAGTAAAGCAAAAAGGAGTGATCAGCATTAAGCGAAAGGTGACTGATGAGGGTGATGGCTTTGTGTTTACGCTCACCGAAGCCAAAAGCAAGCCTCGCGTTTTGACTGGTGAAGAAATCGACGAGATCGCAGAAAAGCGCGCAGAGAAGGCGGTAAGCAAAATTCTTAATCACCTGGTAAACGTAATGCCAAATATCACAGACATGGAAGGCGACAAACTTGCTGGAGCGTGTGAGGCTATAGGGCGCTACCAGGACATGATTCGTAAACTCGCTGGAGGGAAAGAGGATGAGTAAGGCATTAATTGGAGTTTTGATTGCAATTGCTACCCTGACCGGATGCGAGAAGGCATCGGAATCAACGGTTGTCGTAGGAGTGGAGTCAGATTTTAAAGTCGGTCGCCTGTTTACTGTGGATGGATGCACTGCGTACCGATTCTATGACAACGGTCGAGCAATCTATTACACCAATTGTAATGGCGCAACGGATAGCACATACAACAGCGGCAAAAACGTAATGCACCAACAAGTCACAACAGATATTAAATAGCACTTTTTGTTAAAACGCCAGGCGCAAAGCCTGGCATAATAGCCTCATCGAAACGAGATTGAGGAAAACAAAATGGCACGTCGCATCACCAAAGACCTTAAAGTACTGAACAAAGAAAACGTAGTTAAAATTCTGATTATCTGGGGCTACAACGAAGAAACAGCAAAACAGAAGGTAGATGCAGGTTATGACCTGGCTGTAAAAGCAATGCCAAACGATGACGCCAAAGGCATTGCAAACTATGTGGCTTTCTTTTAATTAGCGGGTGAATAAATGAAAACGAAATTAGTCCATAAATCAGAAATCAATATCAGCGATACTGTGATTCACAATGGCGAGCTTAGAACGGTTGGTAAAGAGTCAATAAGCCGCGATGAATTTATGGGGATCTTGTTGTTCGGTGACTCTTATCTGCTAGGTTATAAAATGGTTGAGCTTGTTGAAGAGGTAAAATTCTAAATAGCACTTTTTGTTAAAACTAAAAAACGATAACCAGGCATAATAAATAACATAGGGCGGCACGGCGTCGCCCACAAAACCAATCAGGAGAAAGCACCATGTTAAAACTTGCTAACATCAAATTCCCGATCACCTTCCAATCAAAGGGGGTCGGACACTTCATGTTCACCGATGAAAATACATGCACTACGTTTAACGAATACGGAAAGCCTGGTGTTTCATCAATGGAGATTGAGTACTTCATTGATGTGCATAACAAGCACTATAACTCGCGAAAAGACTACGGCTATGCAATGCCAGGATATACATGTTTCCACTACAAGCCATACAGGGGCCAGGTGTTACCGGTGCGCTCACCGGAACGCGCAGAGATTCCGATGATCAAGATGAATACATGCGACTACAAAAAATTGTGGTGCTTAGACGTGGATAATATCAAATATCCGATCACTTTCCGCTCCGCTGGTAATTCAACGATTCGCTACACATCGCGCGACAATGGCGTTTATAGCGATGGTCAGAAATCAGAGCTTAAGGTGGATTTCTTTGTTAATGGTCATAATAAATACAATCCGCACAATGAAAAAGATAAGATTTACTATGTGGAAGACATTACAAAACACTTGTTTGGAGATGCGCCAATCGGTGGCGGTAAGTCACACATTGCTCAGGCTATAGATAACGCCGCGCGACGTATTGGTGAACAGATTCACAGTCAAACAATCAATGGGCATGGCATTGTTGCGCGAAACCTCGTAAGTCAGAGCGCCATTGAAGATATGCCACTTGCAGCTACGCTAAAAGGAGTCCAGCTTGATGACGGCATCTGGTATGAATTAACGGCGAAACCAAAGACTATCGAGATTCATGATGATGTTGTTATCCTCCTGCTTCACTATGGCGGCTCTAAAAACCGGACTGTTGCAGGTGAGATCAGCATCAAGCGCGGAACGATGGTTAAGTGGGAGGTAAAGATTTGAGTTTGTTCACTGCGGCGCACGTCGCCGCATGGATCGGATTGTTTGCCTACCTGTTTATCTTTTATTGAGGTGAGAGATGGCTACTTGGATTTTACTGATTCTTATGATTGATGGCGGCGTTGACCATATCGAAATGAATAGCCAGCAATCTTGCATTGAGGCACGAGAGCAGATCAAGAGCAACAACAGGTTTTATGCGTACACTCACACGCTATGTATTAAGAAATAGCACTTTTTGTTAAAACTCAAATGTGGGGCCAGGTATAATGGCCTCACTTTCAATGAAGGATATAAAACGATGTACATTAAAAAGAAGATGAAATGCGTTTCCGTTAACTATGCTTGCTCTGGTATGTTCAAGCCTGGCGAAATCTATACGGCGCAAAAGATGAAATCATCAACCGGATCATTTTACGTGAGCAATAGTAAAGGGCATCGCATGTTCCTGAACGGAGGCGAAGGCACTAAGGTTATGGCGCACGCTATGGTAATTGCTGAATTTGAGGAAGTGAAAGATGGAAACAAATAAGCGCGTCAAGCACAAGTTTATTGATAATCATGGTGATTCACTTGAAGTATATAAGTTCGGAGATCGCGTGTTTATTGATGGCACGTTTGAGGGTGGGCGCAGGCCGGATTTTAGGTCAATACTCACCATTGACCAGGTGCGCAAGCTGGCGGATAAGTTAAATGATCTGGCAGATGAAATCGAATACAAGCAAATCCACTTTAATTGATAGGTTTGATAATGAAAAAATACGAATTTGAACTTTGGGGCAGCAAATACCATTTTTCCACCAGCAAGCCGATTGTTATTGTTGATCTTGACGGCACTTTATCCGATGGAACGCATCGCTTGCACCTGCTTCCGACAGAAGATTTGCACCTTACAGAAAGCTGGTCTGAGTTCAATAAGGCGGCTGTTGGAGATTCGCCGATTAAGAGCACGGTTGCAGTGGTTAACGGATTATGGATGTCAGGATTTGCCATTGTTATCCTGACCGGACGTAGCGACGAAGTAATGGCGGACACCTGCAAATGGCTTAACGAAAGCGGCATCAAGTACGATGCGTTAATCATGCGCCGCAAGGAAGATAACCGCAAAGACACAATCATCAAAGAAGAAGTCTTACGCGCTATCGGACTGGAAAACATTGTGTGCGCTTTTGATGATTCGCCTAACGTGGTTAAGCACTTCCGCAGCCTGGGAATCACAACCTATCAGGTCACGGAATACGACAAGCCACATAGTCACATCCAATCGCACGGCGTTGAGGTCATCAAGATCACGAAGCGCGCCAGATTCGTCGGCAGCAAAGACAGCTTGGTCAATGCCAGCTTTACTAGAGGAATAGCCTATGACGTTGTTTCTTATCATGACAAGAGCTTTATAGTTCATGATGATTCTGGATGTACCTGGTCATTCGATCATAGTGACGGCGATTTTGTTAACGCTGAATAGCACTTTTTGCAAAAACAGATTATCGGGCTTGCGGTATAGTAAGCCCATCGACAACAAACGAGGATTAAATCATGGCTAATAAAGTGGAGTTTTTCAAAGCGGTAGACAAGATTGACGGCGCGCCAAGTTTCTTTGCTATCCATTCCATTGACGGCGAAGACGTTGCATACAACGTGATTAGTCGAGACGGTATATCAAAACTTAGTGACCTGGTGGGTTATATTGTGGCGAACGGTAAATGTGCATGGCTAGATTAGCAACTAGAGCCGCGCCGCCGCGACATGCAAAATCCAGTTCTGCTTTACACGCTGGTAATTGAAGGAGGCAATAAATGATTTGGTTACTTGTATTTTTAGTGGTTTTCTTTTATATTTCAGGATTATTCATCTTCCGCGCATTGGTTAAAGAGTGTGATTGCACTGATAAAGATCAGCATCTTGTTCTGATTTTCTGGTTTGTGTGGTTTTGGGTGGCGCTTTACCAGATTGTGCGGGATGAAAGCGGATTTAAGTGGTGATTCTTGCTATAGCGCATTCATGCAGTGCGCTATGTTGAGATAACAACATGAGATCATGAAGATGCGAAACTTCGAGAAAATCGTATCCAAAAAGAAGCGATACAGCTACCACGAGCACCAAGAGACGAATCAACGCTATCGCAAGAAGCGCCAGCGTCCAGGTAAACATTCAATCCAATATGGAGAAAATTAATATGAAGCGAGACATTATAATCCTTAACGGACCGCCAGGAGTTGGCAAGGATACGCTTGCGGCATACTTAACAGGTCATCGTTACGCAGCCGTTAAAGCGTCGTTTAAACAGCCTATGTTTGATATTGCATTCTCCATGCTTGGCGTTTACCGATATGACGAGTTTATTGATCTGTATAACGACCGCGAGCAGAAAGAAAAGCCTCAAGCAATCTTGCAAGGCAAGTCGCCTCGCCAGTTCATGATCTGGATTAGCGAAGAAATTATGAAGCCAGCTTTTGGCGAGCAATATTTCGGAAATCGCATGGTTGAGCAAGTACACGAGATGTGCAGGGATTTGGCTGTTGTAATTAGTGATGGCGGATTTCCTGAAGAAATCAAGCCGCTCGTTAAGGCAGGCCATGAAGTTCACATTTGCAGACTGCACCGCGAAGGTTTCACGTTTGATGGCGATTCACGAAACTATATTGACCTGAGCGGATACCATCACCGCATAAAACATTACGACTTCACAATGACTGATGGCGATCCAGAAAAGACAGTTGACGAGATCATCAAAACTGTCCAGTGGAAACACGTTAAGATCAAATAGCACGAATTGCTAAAAGCGGGGCGCAATGCCTCGCTATAATGCAAACACCAATAAACGAGAGGGCTTGAACATGTTAGAACTTCAAAAAATCCGCGTAGGCACAAAATTTGTTGTAACCTGGGTATGTGGTGAGATATGCGGTATTCGTAAAGGCGAGATTGTAACGGCTTCAGATCGCTATATCGGATCGACCAAAGAGTTTAACCGACCACGCATCAAGAATGGCTATATCATAACTCGCCGTTTGGGATTTGAACATTATTACGTAGTGGCAACTCAAGGCGTTTTGATTGAGCTTAAGCGAATCAGCGATCATCGCGGCTGCCATATTAAGACAATGAAAATGCCATTTCAGCGAGCGCGATACGATGCGCGACGGATGCGCCGACTTGCTCGAAACGCGATCAAGTTCAAAAATCCTGGCAGTAATTTTTACAGAATGTACAAAGGGATTGCGCGAAATGCTGGGAAATAACAACAACGCAACCAATCCAAAGCCTCCATTTAATTTTCATGAAATCATGATTGTGTTATTCTTTATTCTCTTAGTTGTTTATTCAGTGAGGGCGGCACTATGGTTTTTAATGCACTAAAACGAATCTTCAAACCTGAATACCGGATCGTTGCTTGCACAGAATGCAAGATTTATTGTCTGCAACGCCGCCGCGTTATTAGTGGGGATTGGGAATATCTGACGGATGATGCTTTAGGCTTTTGGGCTATGGAGTTCAATAGTTACAGTGAGGCGCGAGAATACGCTAAAAAGTTGCACAAGTTCCGACCTTACAAGCTGCGTTTGCTGGTTGTCAAAAAATGCGACGTATGGGATCACGAATGAAAAGAGCAATTATCACCTTTATTGCCCTTATCGTTGGTTCCCATTTGGCTTATGGGTATAGCGGCATTGTTGAGTCATTCGGGGGAATGATTATCTTCCTGGCTGGCGCATATTACGGCTACGGCGATGGATTTAAAAATGGCAAGCGCTACATTCTGACCGGAAAGAAATAATGTTTAATCGCGCCGCTTCGGTGGCGCTAAAAGGAGGAATCAAATGGCTAAAAGCAATCGTAAAATGTTGATTAACGCATTCGAAAAGGCAGCGCTTGAGCGTGGTTGGAATGACTCATTTCACACGGCAAACTGTATCCGACGCTACGGATTCAAGAATTGCCGCTCCTGGGCGCGTCAAATGGCTTCATGGTATGATCTTGATGCGCATTACCTTGCTATGGATTGCGCCCTGGTGGAAATGATTGAACAGGCAGCATTAGAGGATCGACCATTAACGCAATCTGATTTTGACGATTTTGTGCGCGATGAAATTTATTATATGAGCTAATAGCACTTTTTGTTAAAACTTCCGCGAGGGCATTTGTTAAAGTGTCCTCATTGAAGCGAAACAGAGGAAATCAAAATGAAAATTCGAATCACCAGGGTTGACATTGACCGCAACGACGGAAGCATTACCCTTGAGCAATGCGGGTTTAAAGTTGGTGACATTGTGGATGTTGACGGATTCTTTCGCGATGGTTCTTACTGCGTGTTGGCAATCCGCAACACGGAAGAAATTCGAATCGGTGATAACATCGGCGTAAACCATGACGAATGCGAGGTAGTAGAAGAATGATCACGATTAACCTTTCAGAAGAACAAGCAAAGAAACTCCTGCGTGCTGTAGGTTCTCGCGCACTTTGCGGATCAACTGATGAAATGATTATTGATCATGAGGTTGCAAGAGAGCTTTTTACTCAGCTTGAGCAAAAATTCTCACCGCGTCCAACTGACGCGGCAGAAACTGCAAAATGGCTTGCTGAGAATGGATACACGGCTTTAAAGGTTCACAACTGGAAGAGAAAGAATGAAAGAGTGGAGTCGGCATTTGCCAATTACGCACAATCAGTTGCAAAGCATGTAGCGGAGAAATATAAATGATTTTCATTCACTACTACCAGATCGGGACAAACGAAAACAAGCAGGAGCGCAGAGCAATTTGTGACACGCTCGACGATGCTAAAGCACAGCAACGCGTTTTGGGTGGTGTAATTCAGGCTTTTGAGCCTGTGGAAGATATTGAGCACCGCGAGCATTTAAAAGATGTTGTCATTGATGAGATCTCTTGCTTGATTGATGATATGACAAACCACGGGCCTGGTTCTCCGTGGGAAGAAGCAGGATCGACGGAGTGGGATTGTGCCAAAGTTGCAACTCTTAACAACTTTCGTGAGTTGCTCGACGATTTTTAATTAAAATTGAATGCCTCATACAGCGAACAGGACGCATTTTGACGAGGCATTTTTAAGGTAAGGTGATTCAATGGATAACTACATAAAACCGTCGCAATGGTGCGCACAGAAGCAGGAGGAGGCATTAGATAGCGGCGATACTGAAACAGCAATGCACTATTTCGAAATGTACAACTTGTGGAAGGGTAGAGGTCTGTAATGTTTGGAATGAACGAGGCACAATTCAACGCTGCAAAACGCCAGGCTAAGAAGTGCGGCGAGGCAATGAAGGCGGATGTTGAAAAGCGCGGGAAGTATGTTGATGAAGTTATGAAGGGCAT